AACAAAGCTACAATTAACCCCCAATCCTGAACCCTTGACCCTGAACCCTGAACCCTGAACCCTGAACCCTGAATAAAAAATAATGAAATACCGAGTTGGAATCACCATTTATAACTCCTTCGAGATCGAGGCGAACTCAGCGGAAGAAGCAGAAAACAAATTCAGAGAACTCTCTGAAAAAGAAATAGTAACGGACGCTGACGTTAATATTGAATATACCGAAGAACTTGAACCCTGAACCCTGAATAAAAAAAAATAATGATATACCTAATAATGATACTTGGTGGCTACATAAGCCTAGTCGCCTTCTGTTTCTTCCTGCTCCACCATCTTAAAAAGCAAGCACGGTTGTTGCAGGTAATGGATAACCGGATTGTAGTTTACAAAAAACGACTCTCTACAATGAGGGCAAACGACCTCACAAGATGAATAAAGACACAACTTACAACGGATGGAGAAACCGAACCACGTGGTTAGTAAACCTTTGGTTTGAGCCAAACGCCCATCATGACCTTGAAGCTATAAAGGAATCTCTTGAGCAAAGGGTTAATGACCTAGCGAATTCCAAAAGCATTGTGGATCAGTTCCTCGCTGACCACATCAACATAGAGAAGATTGATTGGCATGAATTAGCTGAACATCTTAACCCCTACCCTGAATATGAATAAACCAAAAACAATAGCCGACGAGTATTTCGATGAACTCCTTAGAGCGACGAAGATGCGGTGGGATTTGTCCTATCTGGTAAACTCTCTACAGGACGAGCATCCTGACATCTCAGACAGTTTACAGGAGATCCTAGACACACATGCAGTGAAGACTAAACGACCTGTATCTGATTCCAAGGGGATGGTGCTCTCGCTTTAGAATGAACTATGCCAAGCAACCACGTCTCAAACGAACCTTACCATGATTGGTTGGCTCAAAAATATAAAAACCGGAACACCGAACCAATGTTTGTAACAGGAGCACTAGTCTTAGATGGGCTGGATGAAGCCATAGTGGGAGCTTCAGATTGTGGGAGGTTGATTTACGATTACCAGAAAATGATACAGATATTTATAGGTCACGGAATGACCCCCGAAGAAGCGGAGGAGTGGATAAGCTTCAACGTAATGGGTGTGCAGTGCAATGGTGCTGGGTTCATAATGATGTATGACCGGAGCATGATAGATATAGAGGGGTTACCCAATGAATGAGGAAGACGAAGAAGAGTATGAGATCCTAGAATGCCACCGTTGTGGCGAAGAGCAGGTAGTGACTGATGACATATCCAGTTGGGCAGACGAAGGAAACCTGCACGATGATACGGGTGCTGTGTTTTGTGACTCATGCTTTGATGATAAAGACAAGTATGGGCAACCGTATCTCACCGACCTCTCTGAAATGAGGGCAAACATAGGTTCTTATTTGCCTTATGGGTATTGAGAAAATAATTGACAACAAAACACCGACACCTATAATGGTGTCGAATTAAACCTGAATAAATAAAAATGCCAACACCGTTAAACAAACCCGTCCAACGTCTTGTGGAATTGAATGGCGAGAAGTATCTCGCATCACTTCAACCAGAGACAGAACAGCACCCCGCATCTTTTGCACTTCGCAAGATGCGATCCAGTAAAACCCAACGCACCCCCATCGAGAGTCTTCTTACAGGAGAACTCGATACGCCAAAGGAAACACCCGTCGAAACAAACACACGTTCGTCGGTATCTAAATCTGACCCAGCGTATACAGTCGCTGAGATTAAATCTAAAATTGCTATCAACCCTATGGACTACAAGTTGAAGGTTGAGGTTCTCAAAGCAGTTGATGATCTGTTAGAGGTAGATGAATTACTGGCAGGTGAAACCCGAACCCTGAATCTTTAATCATGTTAGTGCGAAAGATAAGCAAAGGACTTTATGAGGTCATAGATGAGTCTATGAATAACTATCGTGTCGAGGACTCCCGAAGGGAAGGGGCGTTTGATAAACCAAACGGGACGAGTGAGACAAGGTTTCGGTGGGGTATTTGGGAGCAAGCAAATGGAGAGTGGCAACACCTAGACAGTAACCAAACCCTTGCTGATTGTTTAAAAGTTATCTCTGTCTGGAGTAACGCATCTCAACTAGGAAAATAAATGCCAAAAGCGACCACTAAAACAGCACGAAGTCTCTATGATCTCATTGAGGAATTCAATGAAGACCTTGCAGAGTATTTTAAAGAGGATGTCCCCCTTGAAAATTGGGAAGATGATATCTTAACGAAGGCGGAGGAACTACGCAAGGAAGCAAGCATCCTGATAGACGAAACAGATTCTAGTTATGGCAAATAAAAAAGCAAAAATGACGGCGGCGAAACGCATCAATAAGATTGACCACTTTCTAAATTTGATCGAGGGGATGACACATAAGTTATCCGATAAAGACACCCAGATAATTGCTGAGTTCTTAACCAAACGTGTGTCCCGAACTTGTGATAAGATCACGAAATCGTCGAGCACTAATATCTTTGAGTTCGACGTTGTTGTAGACCCTTCTAAGGGAAAGACAACTGTTTCCGAAAGACATAATAATGAAAGAACTATTCCCAAAACAATCTGAGGCTCATTCATTCTTTGTCGATAAACTTCTCGACCGTTTCAACACCCTTGACTCGTCCCAAATGGGCACTGGCAAGACTGTTGTGGGTTCGCAGGTAGCACGAACATTGATAGATAAAGGAGCGTTTAAGCATGTAGCTGTTATTTGCCCAAAGGCAGTATTCCCATCGTGGAAAGCTGAGTTAAAGGAGTGTGGTATTGATCCGTTGTTTATTCTTAACGTCGAAAAATTAAGGCGTGGTAACACTCCTTGGGTAAAAAAGTTTGGGCGCAAGAGCTTCAGGTGGATGTTACAATCAAATACGTTGGTGCTTATTGATGAGATCCACAAATTAAAAGGACCGTGGACTCAAAATGCAAACCTCCTTATCGCTTTAGTTAAGCAAGGCTATCGGATTCATGGGATGAGTGGAACACCGTGTGAGACTCCGATGGAAATGCGTCCTCTGGGATACATGCTTCGCCTTCATAGCAATGACCAAGCTCGCGGAGGCTTGCCCAGTTATTGGCAATGGTTAAGGATTCTCAGGTGCAAGAAGGGTCATTGGGGTGGTTTTGAAATGACCGACCCCGTGTTCGCGTTAACCACGTTAAGGAGTCGTATGTATGGTATCAATACTCATGGTCTGACGGTAGCTGACTTCCCCGATTCGTTTAGAGATAATCGCGTTCTGGTAGACCCAATCGAGTTCAGCAATAATGATAAGATCGTCAAAGCTTACAGTGAACTGAACATGTCGCGTTCAGATATCTCTGACTACATCGAGAAGGGAGAAACTGCTGAACACCTCATGGATGATGAGGAGTTAATAGTTGTTAAAATCTTACGTGCTAGGCAAGCTTGTGAATCATTAAAAGTTAAGGACATAGCAGATATGGCTCTGGATGCTGTTGAAGCAGGGTATAGTGTCGCTATCTTTGTTAACTTTACGGAGAGCATTAGGGCACTCACTGACATTCTCAAATGTAACTTTATAGATGGTTCTACGGCTCAAGAGGATCGGGAGAAGTATATAAACGCATTCCAGAACGATGAAGAACATTGCTTGATCCTGAATGCGGCGACCGGCGGAACGGGAATCTCACTACACGATGTGCGTGGAGATAGACCTAGACTATCACTCATATCACCAAGCTTTAACGCGAAGGAGTTCGCTCAAGTCATCGGTCGGATTCACCGGAACGGTGCGAAGTCGGATGCCTTGCAGAAAGTTTTGCTGTCTTACGGGTCGATTGAAGAGTATGTCATGGAAGCTATTAACCGTAAGCTTCAAAACATGAAAACTATCCACCACTCACAACCTTGTGAACTAACTACAGCACATTATAACCAATGAGAGAACCATCGAACACAACTGCCGCCGTTATTGATGTGAATGGCGTGAAGTTAGCCTTAAAAGCTAGACCAGATAACAGTGATATGAACCCTTCAGGGTGGAGTATCATAGCCTTCGCGCCGTCTGCCAGTATCCGGTGCATACGGGGGCATCAACCGAAGCATATGGAGTTATTCATACGTAGTATTATGACGCTTGCAGGTGTCGCGGTTAGTTTAGATGAGTTCTGGCAACCAAGTGAGCAAGCTTCTTATGATGAAATCAAGAAGGCAGTTCATCGAATCACTGACCACACATTTGAGTAATGAATATTATAAGACAAGTAGATGAGAGAGGGGCACACAGGCTCTTATTGCAGGGTCAAGTTATTGACAACGATTACGTAGACCCAGACACGGTTCGTGTGTTTACTATTTGGTCTAATTTCTCTGGTGTTGACCAAATCGGTCCTGAACTAATGACAGACAATAATGCCGGTAAAAAGTTAGCGAACAGGATTGCTGTCCATTTGACAAAGTTGTTCAGGAAGGGATGTCATGATTGAGTTATTAGCTAATCAAGATGTGGTTGGGGTGTTATTTATGTTTATCTCTTTCTTGCTCATAGCGGTAACCACCGTGATATTTCACCTATGACTCTGCAAGAACTACTCAAACTCCATGACGAGACGCACGCCAAATGTCGTAAAGTTATGGAGATAAAAAATAACGACTACACTGGTGGCAAAGAAGCGACAGATATATTCGCTAATTTTAAGTCATCTCAGATTCTGGGAGTGCACCCTGTAACCGGTATCCTGATGCGTATTATTGACAAGTTGCAACGCATCAAGACATTCGCTAATGACGGTATGTTGTCCGTTCCAGATGAATCGGTTGAAGATGCGTGTGAGGATATTGTCAACTATGCGATCCTAGCGAAAGCGATGTTACTAGAATCGAGGGAGAGTCTTAGAAAACAAAGGATCAAGCGGGAGGTGGAGGAGATTGTTAAAAAGGGCTAAGTGTGTTAAACTCTCGTATGCCCACTAAGAGTTCCAAAGAACCGGATTATTTTAAAGCTATAGCCCTTCATGAAGTTATCGGGGGCAAACCTAACCTGACTCCTTACAAAGACAGCAAAGGCATACTAACTATTGGCTACGGGCATAAGATCCTCCCGAATGAGAAGTTCACGAAGATCACGCCGAAGCAAGCGTTGGATCTCTTCTATAAGGATTTGGCACCAAAGATTGCTCACGTTAAAAAGGATCTAGGCGAGGATGTTTTTAATTCTCTAAGCAAAGAAGCGAAGGAAAACATCGTGGGTTTTGATTTTTGGGGTTACTACAGACTGTCTCCTAAAGCTATTGGTCACCTAAAAGAGAAGAAGTATTTTGCGTTCGCAAAAGAGATGAAAGACAACAAGGACTACAGGGAGTCTTTGAAAGATGGGTCAGGAATCGCGCCACGTTTCGACAAATATGTCGAACCTTTTGTGGATATGGGTAACGCTGAGTCTTTGGGAATGACCTACAACGAAGCTGTGGAAGAGAGGTTCCGGTTGTCGGGCAGTTAGTCCTGTTTAGGGGCACTTCCGTTGTGAAGCTTCTCCATTATCTTCTCAACGTCTAGTTCCAGCATGGATATCTTTAGGTTTTGCCTAACGTCATCTGGCAGACTTCCGCTTCCCCATTTGCCAGCAGGCCAATCGCGCACAAAAATTGAGTGCTTCTCCACATCCTTTGCCATCATCTGGATTTGAAAATCGTTGTGTTGAACGGAGCTTTGTAGGTTGCTTGCCCACCAAACGATGCCCCCTGCTTGCACCGCTAAACCGATAAGCAGTGAAGCTAAAAATTTTGAGTCTATGCCTTTCATTTTAATAGCGTCCTCCCATCCGCTTATTGACCGCTTCGGTAAACGACTTTCGCTTAGTGGGTTTGCTGTGTGTATATCCCTTCTCTTTCAACTCAAGGTGCTTCTTGTAACTTGTAGCCTGAACCCCTTTTCCTGTATTGGGGTTATACATCATGTGTGGTTTAAAATCTTTTTTGTTCATTTAATCATCTAATGGTAAAAAGTTATTTGTGTGTCCTCGCGTCTTGTAGTGATCTTCAAGCCACTTTAATCTTATCTGTTTTCCTTTATCAAAAATAATCTTTCTGGTTGGTGTGGGAACAACCGGTCTATACATCCACCCGTTGTAGGTATACTTAACTCGGTCTTTACCAACTTTGTTAGAACTCAAAGTGTTGTTAATCTCAGCCCATGACAGACCCAGATTATTGTATCCCCGCATAACCCGTTTGAGTTCCTCGTTTAACCGCTTTCTGTGGAAGAAAACACGGTCATAAAGCTTACCAACGTCAGATTCAGTCATCTCCGACTGTTTAGTCATATCTGAAAAACCAAAACTACGGTAATCTTGAACGTGGTTCTTAAGATACCTTCTAAAGTTTTGGCCTAGATCGACAGGTTCCGATCTTACGGGTTTGAGTTCACCAAGAAGTATCTCAAATGGTGTATACCGCCCTTCAACAGTCGGATCTCCCGCCGCTTTGATGGCTTGCAATATCTTCATTGGTGTGCGTGGTCCGTATGCTGACTTTAGAATGTATCCCAGCCCTGTCGCTATGTTTTCAGCAGACCACTCATCTTCACCCACACGAATTCTATTGCCATAACCATCGTTATTGTTAATAACATCAGTAACAGCACCCACCAGTATCTGTTCACCAACATAAGGCTTAAGCATCCCTTTAAATGTTGACCCCATAGCAGAAGCTACACCCTTACCCGAAATCAAATCGTTAATACCCAGTGCGAATGGTTCTGCGACCGTAGAATACGGGTTAAAGTATGTGAGGTTCCAACGATGGAGATCTTTGCCCTTACCAAAATAGTAGAAAGTGTTAGTGGCTGAATACCAAGGCAACGCTTTTCTTAAACCTTCTTCCTCGTCTTCCCCAATTCCAGCCATCTTCTTTAAAAGAGCAGGAACTGTGATACTAAAGAATGGAACTGTTAGCATGAACCCTGCAAATCGCTTCCTGCCTCTGCTTGCGATGACTTTGTTTTTACTAAACGATTCCTGCCACCATAATTTTTGAGTGTTGACCACTATTCGAGGAACCTCTGCCGCGAATCGGACATAAGGTGCAATTAGCAATCCAGCTTCAGTTTGAGTAATAGCTTTAATGAATGGTAGTGCCTGACTGTATGATTGGGCAGTCATCTTTACCTTCTTTGCGGCGAGTTTCTTCATCGAAGATGAAGGTGTCCCATCTTCATTTAGCAAATGGGCGAACTCTCTTGTGCTACTTTCGCCATCCAACTCAGATTTTGCCGCACGAACTAGCGTGTCTAGTTCAAATTCATACAATCCTATCTTGTAATAGGCATCCATAGCCGATGCTAAAGCACTTGCTTTGTTGCTTAACCGGCGGAGTAATTTCTTTGAACCCTTTACAGCTTTTAATTTATCAATTTGAGAACTTAAATCCTTAATCTCAACCTCGATTGACAGAGGTGTCTTGTTACCCAATAGAAGATCTCTAAGAACTTCAGCATTAAGCTCATCTCCCCAGACGTTCACACTCCTTAATGCCGATAATTCCGCATCCATGTCTGCCCTAGACCCCCTCGCGGCTCTTACGACCATTGACTCTTCGCGCCAGTCAGCTTTTCCGAACCCTAGAGTTCCCAAAACCTCTTTACCTACTTCGGGGATACCTCCAAAATAGCCTTGAGCGGGACCAAAGAACAATGCGTTACCATACATATTCCTCTGGTAAAAGGTAGCTGACCCAAGGGTCTTCATACCCATCGCCGCCCCTGTTAGTTTTTGAAGTGCTCTAACTATTGCCAGATAAAGCTTACCGTGAATAGTCTCAGCTTCTCTGAATTGGGTGTGGAACAGGTTTCTAAGGGATTCGTGTGCATCTGGGCGAGCATATTTTCCTTTGAACGGACTCCAGTCCAACGAACTCCCATCAGATTTCATCTGCATCCATCCCTCATACTTTGGTTCGTAGTCAGGGTCTTCCCGACTTTGTTTTTCGTCCTCCAGAAATTCTTTTTTAGTAATAAGCCACGGGTTCGATCCTCGGCTTCCGTGGTCAACAATGTTATTCTGCATTTGTTGATTAGCCATTACGCTTCCCGCATGGACAATCGTAAACAAAATGTTTTCTATCCCCGACTGGTCATCATATTCACCTAGTATTTTTCTGAGCGGGGATGGGATATTATTCTTCTCGTTATTGAATTTCTTTAGAAGATCACCCAAGCTATTAGACATACTGCCTCGATCCTTGAATACAACCCGTCTTTCCAAATCTGCTCCAGTGTATTCCTCGAATTCCTTGCGGAATGATTTGTCCTCATAAGTTTTGAGGAACTCATCGAGCATTTGGCTACCTCTAGTTTCTCTATCGGTTTCCGCGAAAGCTTCGTCTTTAGCCCTTTCCATAGCTTCAGCTTCTGTAAGTGGAACTGCGCTTTCATTCTTAATTTGTTTAGCAGTGTATTTTAGGTGCTCATCGGCAAAAAAGTTTATCGCCTCCGTCCTTGCGGTCTTGTAAGCAGGATCTTTTCTTACTCGTTGCGCGAAATCTGAATCATCAAACATGCGGTATCTACGAACAATGTAAATACCACGCTGGTTATCAAATGTCATTGCGAACTCCTTTTTACTAAAGGTGTCCTTAAATATCTCGTTCCCCTTTAAGGAGAGTTCATCAACGACCTTTCTAGCACTGACGATCAAAGCATGCATCTCTGGCGAGATTGCTAAAAGATCAGAGAGGGCTTTATTCCTCTCTTCTATCATAACCTGAAGGTTTGACTGTCGGATTTTATTAATGTTCTCTATCCTATTCAGTTTAGCTAAAGCCTTACCCTCATCGGTTGGGTCGTTATTTTTTTCCTTGCGGTATTCTTTCTCCACAAAATCCGCTTGCTCATCTGTTAACTGCGACCCCCTATTAGACCCAGACGCTTTAGAAATAAGTGACGCAGGAATTTCAACCCCCCTATCTTGTGCCTCTTTAATAATTCTGTCGTGGTCTGCTTTGAATTTTTCAGCAATGTGTTTTGTTTCTCTTACAAACCCATCCCTGTCTGTCTTGAAGTCACGTATGTCTTTGTTACCGTATCCAAATAACAACTGCCAGAATTTGTTGAGTCTGGTGCGTGGAGCTTCCCAATCTCCTACTTGATACAGAGGGACATCAAGCATCTCCATAAACGGAGTAAAGTCTAGACTCTCTGAATCTAATTCGTTTGGTATGTAACTGTTGGCACCATACCGTGACTGTAATCTGGAGGGTAGTTTAAAGGAACTCTTAACGCCATCACCTACTTGATCTTCACTTAAAACCTCATGCTCTAAAGATTCGCCCTTTACAATACGAAGCTCAGGCTCTGAAGATGTTATATCACCTTGTAAGATATCCTCTTCACGGAATGCTATCTTTTGAATAACATTACTTTCATGACCGGCATAATATTGTATAACGTAATTAGGATCATTAGATACGTGTAAACCACCCCGCAAAGCTATGTTGCCCTGTAACGGAGTATTCTGCCTACTGTCCGCACCAGATACGGCTTTACCGTCTTGGAATCTAGAGGCTCTGTAGCCTACGAGTCTTCCGTCTTCGAGGATCTCGAATCGGTGTTCAGGTAATCCGATATCGCTCCCCAGTAATCCTCTTCTTCGGACGTTAGCGGTGGATTCTGTAAAATCTCGTCCGTCAACCCCTCGTTCTGCTCTGAAGACCTCATTGGCGGCGGAGGCGTAGTCGGGTGCTTCATCGGTTCCTGATCCATATTCTGCGTGTAGGGCTTTTTCATAATACCAAAGGATAGCTTGCGCTTCTGCGGGAACCATGCGGACCCCTTTTATTGTTTCTAATTTAGCGATTGCGTCAGTCATTGCAAGCCTAATAAACCTGCGGTGCGCTCCGCTGGTTGGGGCTTCGACTAATTCAAAACCGTCAATAATCTTAGATAGACCATTCGTGGCTAATCTTAATTCATTATCAAGCGGGGAAGCGGCGGACATTTCCCCGCTAAATTTCATCCACTGCTTAGTTTTAGGGTCAAAATATTTCTGCCTATTCTCGGCGGAAGTCCAATGCTTCTCTAACGCGAGAACCATATCAACACTTCTCTTACGTTTACGACCAAGACCGGCGACCTTTAATAGCTGACCCGACTTATCGTTTTCCAAATACTTTGCAAGAGCTTTATCGAATCGGGCTTTCTTCTCAGATAATTCTTTTCTTGTGGCTTTCCGTATCTGGGCACCCGCAGTCCTGCCAAATGTCCGCATGAACCAGCGGTCCATAGTAATGGTGTCAAAATCACCATTTAGGTTGTTATAGAAAGAACCTAACTTAGCTCCGAAGATTAAAGAGAACGGCACATTTTCGTCGATCAACTCTCCGTTTGTTAGTCTCTTAGCAGTGGCATTTTTAAACCCAAACTTGTCCTCTAATTCTTGCCTTAACTCTTTGACAGTCCCGCTCTTCGATAGAAAATCACTGACCTCTTGCCATGAGTAATCCTCAACCATCTTGTCGATCAGTCGAAGGTGGTCTTTTATCTGAGATTGCCTGTCGCCTCTTATCCAAGAAACAGGCACAACCTTTTCTTTGCCCGTCTTAGTGACCTCGATTTTTTGTCGGTCAGGGTTAAACTTTTCAGTCGGGGCGAGCTTGCCTGTCTTCTTCCAGTTTTGGTATAGTGCCCATGAATCTTCGGTCTGTTCTTTAACCTTGTTACCATTAGAAGTAACAGTCATTAATGTTTTAAGAACAAAACTATCTTCTGGATTCTTAGCGTCCTCATCAAGCTCCGCGAATATGTCCATCGCCATGTTAACACGCGACTCATACCACGAAACAAATTCTGGATACTCATTTAATGCTCTTTCTAAAACCCCTGCCAAACGGTCACCCATCTGACTCACATCATTGAAGAAGGCTTTCTTTTTGCGAGGCTCTTTCCAATCTTTGGATAAACCTCTCCAATTTTTACTCCAATCAATTACTTCCTTATCCGACATAAGGTTGCGCATGAACTTCGCCAACTCATGAACTTTGGAACCTTTAATTCCAGAATCCATCTCGTCCGCTCCTTTTTCTAAAGTAGCATCAACAACTGTTTGGGCAGAGTTAACATTCTCCCAAAAAACACCACCTATATCTGCACCCTGACGAGACTGGAGCCTTTTTATAGGTGTCGGTTTATCCTGTTTGTTATCTACGACTTCTCTTAGTCGTTCGTGCGTAGGCTTATCGTTTTCATTTTTAGATGGGTCTACCTTTTCATACTGGGCATTCTTAACCCAGACGGCAAAGTTTTTAAATGGGTTGGTTTCCCCCTCTTGGTGTGCCCCAAGATTAGACACCATCAGAACTTCGTCAGCTTTAGTGAATCTTTTATCCGTGTGGAAAGTAGTAACCCCATTACCATCCTCAGAAATCCTGAACATGTAGTTAGCTGTCGCCGGATTATAGGCGAGTAAGTCCCACTCTTTTGGATCCAGTGAGGCTACATCTATTTCTTCGTTGGCAGAAATAAGCGTTCCGGTTGGTCCACCTACTACAGCTTTCGCTCCTTGGGTGTAAACTGTGGTTCCTTCTTTTACCACATCTTTAAGACCTTTACCCTTCAATTCTGGGTTGGTTAGTATAAAATCAGTTAATTTAATTTCTGAATTAACACCCTTCCGATTCGCCGCAGAGTTAATCGCATTGATTAACTCACCAACAGTCATTTCTTCTTCCAGTTTAAACTTGGCGGAAGTGCCCCCAATAAAAGATTTGTATGGTCCATCAACTAAACGAACGCCGACTTCCTTAGCATCCGTGCTCATAAGACGGACATTGAAAGCGTTGAATTTTCTAGACTTCTTTTTGCCTCCCTCGTCCATACTTATTTCGAGAGAGAACGGCATGACCCCAATAGGGTAATTCGGATCATAAAATTCACCTTCTTTGTCGCGGCTGAAACGACCAAGGCTTATATTCGTATGGGATAACAACACGGGTTGACCGATAGCGTCATCCGGTAACGGGTTATACGTGCCCATTCCTGCTGTTACAACCTCACCTCTTGTTAGTCCACCAAGACCATCATGGTCTAGGGGTAGTGAACCCGCACTACCTAATCGGGATTGGAGTGTTGAAGTTAGCGGTGGTTGCGCCTCTTCTTCTTGAGTAAGCTCAGTGTCCGTCTCAGGCTCCTCGCCCTTCATTCGGACATTTTTTTGAGCTATAAGCTGTTGGACAAATTTTTCTAAAGAAGCTTCTGGGTTGTTAATGTCAAAGCGCATACCGTTTGGAGTTGCACGGTAGTCTGCTTTCATAGCTCTAATTTCCCTAGTGATCCTGTTAACAGCTATACGCATTTCAGGGGAAATTTGATCCAGCTTTTTGTGGTATGTAATTTTTTCTACAAACTTCTTTAGATAGTTAACGAAAATTTCTACGAGACTAGGATTCCTAATAAGGAAGTCAACCTGCTCATTTGTTTCAGTTCCTGTAAGAACTTTTTGTGCGTGAATCCTCAAAGACTCTTCCGCCAGAACAAATTTTTCTGTCTGCACTACATTCTCATCAGTGCTCATTAAGCGATCTCTCGCCGCTTGCCTCTCGTTCTCTGGGTAATACTGTGTGATTATCCTCTCTGTATCGGCTTCTGTAAGTGAATCCATGATAGATTGGATTTCAGCCTCCGATAAAGTGGCATACGAAGCGGCGTGGGCTATCTCTTCGTTAAGAATAGCCCCAATAATGTGCTCCCTGTTGATTTTCTTCCCGCCAGATTTAGCCACAATGTGGTTAATGTATGCGGCGGCTCTTCTACCATTAAATATAATTGATTGTGTTTCACCATCCCACTCAGCTATCACATCAGTTGTATTGTCCATCACGATGTTAATCTCTGATGGCACGAAATCCGCCGCCCAAGCGGAGTAAGTTTTAGCTTGTTGGTCTAAATTCTGGGCAACACCGGCATCTTTGCCCATCCCCATAAGTGAAGCTAACGAAGCTCTTCGGGTCTGGGAACCGTGTATGGATCTTGCAACCTGATCCCTGAATGATGCTTCAGTTTCCGGCTCTGTATTAATGCCTCTTAATGTAAGATCCAGCGAACTCTCAAGAGCTTTATTAAACTGTTGAGATAGTTTACCTCTATTCAAGACGACTCCGATAGCATCTAGGATTCTTCGGAAAAGACTACGCTCACCAGCTTCTATACCTAAAGATTTTACGTATTCTTGGAACTTAGGAGAAGTCAGGAATACGGCAATAAACTCTTCTAAATTTTTAGTCCCATATAGAATCGAATCAGGTGCATTTTCAGACTCGGCTTTCTTCTTTACCAAATTAAGAATAGCCTCCAACCGGCGGATAGCTTTATTCTCTGCATCTGATCTCGATTCTGGGGCGAGTCTGGTGATTCGGGTCGTAGCCGCATGCACATATTCGTGGAGCAAAACATCAGCGATACCGCGAGGGGATGACCGACCTACATTGATTGAAACTACAGAATTCCCATTAGCGTCTATGGTAAATACTCCAGCATATTCCACACGAGTGTTTTCTATTTCAAAATTTACGGATCTTATAAAAGGCTTATTCTGTAAGAGAACCCGTGCTATTAGTGCTTGGACTTTGTTTTTACCTCTACTTATTTTTTCCAGTGCAGATATAACTGATTCTGGATCACCAGAAACTAGACCAAGCTCACTTACCTGTGCGTTATTTCGCTCCGCATTAACATCCTGCGACCTACCGTCCATTAAGGCTCTAGCGTAGAATGTGTCCACGGCTTTCCTAACGTCTTTGAAAAAATCAACAGCTTTGGTGGTCGTGATGTCCTGATCTGAGCCAGATAGTATCTGTAACTCCTGTTTAATAAGGGCTAAGTAATCCGCATCTTTACTAGGGGACAGTTCAACGGATGGTGAAGATAACGCTAATAATCTAAATGAATTTCTAATTACTTGACCAGCTTCTCCCAGTTCTCCATTCTTTATAGCTACTTGAAAATCAACTGCTTTTTGATTAGTGACCGCATTACCCTTCGCCATGAAGTGCATTAGAGCCTCGAATGTTTGCTCAGGCGTAAACCTAGATATGTCTTTGCCTGTGTAGTATTCGGTGGATAGTAGATCCTTTACCCTGTTAAACAATTCAGGTGACGTAGATAAAGCGGAAGCACCTCCAGCATGGATTGATGAAACATAATCAACTAACTTCCGCTGAGAGATAGGTTCTTGTGGGGAGGTTCGTGGTGGGACATACGATGAATCAGATCCGTTTTCTTCTACGTCGAACGCGGCATCGTTATGTATATCTGTGTCTGGTTCCATTATAGCAACCAAACTTCTTTTAGCTCGCTTAGACCGCTCAACTTGTTGTCGAGTGAAATAATTACTGTGCTTATTTGTTAAAGCTTTTAGATCGGCAACAGCCGTTTCTACGGATTCGTTATTGTTAATCTTATTGATGTATCTATAAGCAGAATTCTGGAGGTCAAGACTCAGTGCTACAACTGCCGACTCAATGAAATCTTTATTTAATGTAATTTCTGGATTTGAAGCGAATACCTCTTTTAACCGTGTCAAATCTGACGACTGCTCAAGAAGGGTCGTAGCTTTGACTTTTCTTCCGGTCAGTGGACTTGTAACTTTCAAATCAGTGCCCACTTCAACCTCTTGTCTAAGTCTTGAGTTTTCTGATGCCAACTCTGAAATAGATGAGTAGTCCTCTTCCAGCACTCCAACACGGTTAAATGCTGTCTTGGCAGAAACAACCCCACCAGACTCATGAACCATGATGTCTTCCAAGACCATCTGGTCACCTTGTTCTCTGAACCTTAAACTCGGATTAAGCTTACCGTCTGCCCGTAGCTTTTCTATCTTAGATTTAGGAACAACGACTGGTATATTACTCTCGATGAGAGTTAACATTCCTACGGGATCATTATTGAATACACCCGCCCCGTTACTATCTACATACACCTTACCGGCCTTACCGTATGCTCGTGGTAAACTCGCGCCACCTTCCGGCATAGACGTGGGAAGAGTGGGGAACCGCTTATTAGTTCTTTTCTGAGCCTCTTTACTTAGAGCACTAAGGGTAGCAGAGTCTGCATTCTCTAGAGAGATACCTAGCTTGTCTAATTGTTTTGGTCCTAAAGTGTGTGGGTATCCTGTTTCAACAATAGACTCAATGGCTTTTTCTTCTGCCTCTGTGATTCCCCTAGCTTCAGCCTCTTTTAATTTTTTAACCTCTAGATTGTGTCTAGCCTTGGCTTGCTTTACAAGCGCATCATAAGATGCTTTCTCTACTACGTCTCCTCTATCAAGGAGTGCTTCTAAATTCTTCTTTTTAACCTCTAACCCCGCATCTTTGGACAGAGGTGACTCATTAATTTCCTTAACTAGCTCTTGGTATTTTTTGTATTTGTTTTCTATCTGTTTAAGAACCCTTTTAAGATTCTCATCAGGCTTATACTCAAGTTGTTTAGAACTATGTGTAGAAGTTACGTGATTCTTTCCTGTCTTTGTTTCTCCCTCGCTACCCTGCAAAATTGTCGAAGCGGCTTCTGACCCAGCTATAGATGGGTCTGGTGCAGGGGTCTGATTTGTATTCGTAATAACTCTATTAGCTATTTCCGATATTGTTTTCTCTGATGCCTTGTTTAGTTCTTTTTCAATTCTGTCGGCATCTTCCTGTATGCCTTCTTCGGATTGGTCTTCGATAAATTTAAGGGCATCTTCTTCGGCATTGGGTTCGACCGTGGTCGGTTCTGCTCTCTTGTATTGTCTAACAATTCGCTCAACCTCCGCCGCCGTAGTTGGGGAACCAGATGCTCGTAGACCCTCGGTTAACTCTTCAGCAATAACGTCCTGCTCATATTGCTGGAATAAAGATTGCTCAAACCTAGCGAGTGCCGCAGTGTCGGTAAATCTGTCGGGTGCTACCCTTCTTGCAACAGAACCTATTGCAGAAGTTCCTGCGCCGATGGTGGCACCAATTTGAGCGGCATGCCATGCTTGCTGAAAACGCTCTAAAATAGGGGTGTCACGGTTGGACGCGATGTCGATAATAAAACCATTGAGGAACTCGTCAAGAGCCTCTTCAATTCCTTCGTCAAATGCGTTGCGGAGAACTCCCTGTTTTAAAACACCGTGACGTTGCTTTTTGAGAACTGTATCTATGGACTTCTTGAGAACTTTTTGAAAGGATATATCTCCTAAGTTGCGGCCCAAAACATTTTGTCCAATTTGTTTCATCTGCCCGTATGTCATGCCTTTTAAAAGAGCATCTTCCATACCGCCACGACCAATAGACCCCATAGCAGATGTGATTATACCTGTTATAGTCCCCGCCGACAAAGCACCACCTAGTGCGTAGTCGTGGGCATTTTCTTTAACACGTTCAGCACTCCAACCAGTTTGCCAACTTCCATCGGCATTTTTATGTTTGGCTGTTAAATCGTCGCTTACATTTTTAAACACCGTTCCGTATGTGTTCGTTGCCGAACGGGTAGCGGCGGGGACAAACGTGGCAGTGACGATACCAATTTTACTGGCGAGTTGACTATTGTAAGCTTTGACGACTGATAAAACTCTGTCGGCAGGAACATCCCCTAGTAATTGTTTGCCTAAAACTCGTTGGGCCGCCATCTCAAGCGTCTCACCTTTTGCGACCTTGAGCGTCCCAGCAAATGCCTGTTTGAGAACGGATTTAGCGGCTACTTGAGTCGAAGTCTTGGCTCCTAAATACCCTGCCCCTACAGCTAGTGATGCCCCCGCAGTAGGGACTGCACCTGCCGCCATGACTCCCGTCAAGGTCATGTCAACTAGCATTGGGGCGATAGCTTCACCAACCTCAGTCCAGTAGCCCCGCTCCATACCGAATATACTCGCCAGTTCGTTGCGGTGCGCTCTTCCCTCTTGAATATCATCTAAGCCTTGTCGCGCCCAATCGCTACCAAGCATCGCGCCCACACCATAAAACAATGTTCCGAACCCTTCGGCTCCTACGCTATACAAAATTCCTTCTGTCCTTGCCCAAGCCTCGCTAAAATTTTCTTCGTCTTGCGCGAATTTTTCAATGATCTCGTGGTTCTTTAATCCTTGCTGTCTTCCATCTATAACAGCTTCATTCCATTTATCGCCATATTCCTCCTGCAAGACATCACTCTTGTTTTTGAAGGTTTCGGTCAGTTTGAATACTCTTTTTTGTTCAGCAAGTTGTTGAACTTCTGGGGATACCCCCGCTTTATCTAGAGCGTCTTTGAATTTTTCCTTTTGAGCCAATAGCGACGAATGCACAATGGGTAATTGGAAAACACCTTTGTGGACATTCTTCGCCATGTCCTCCTCGTCCCCGTGAAAGAGGAGCATATTTTTAGCGTCAGCATTGTTGACGACAATTTGATCTATGGCATCCTGCACGACATCCATTGAATGTCCTGTGCTTTTGTGGATCTCTAATATTAAACCCTCCCGTATTTCATCGAAGTTATCTGCGTAATACTCCTGAGCATCTTCGTAGAGTGATTCTTCGGTTATTTGACGTTGCCTCCCCTCATCGCCTATAATCCCAGCTAAACCAGAACCTAAAGGGCGAGTTAGGTTTTCCTGTAAAAAATCTGTTACGTTATTCCATACAGTATCACCAGTATCATAGGTGGTGCGGTGAGCATATGCTTCTGAAAGACCGTCTATCTTTTCTTGGTATTCTTCAAAACTTGCCTTTGAATCAACAAAATTAGCGATGTCTGCTAAGGCATGGTATCTTTTTTTAATCGCGTGTCTCGGTAGGTTATTAGACGTAGATACTTCCGAACCCCAGTATTCCAACTCCAAGAAATTTTTGGGTGTGACCCCATACTCAGAACCAGCTTTTAACACATCACTGGGTGACATGCCTTCAGGAATCTCTCCCCCAAGAAAAACATTATCCCCTTTTTCGTCTTGATAAACAGCGGAGAACACTTCACCGCGTTTATACATCTCCTTATAAGTTGCCTCTTTCCCCCTTCTTATAGATTCCAACATATCCGGCAAATCAGGATCATCTTCCGAAATCCCTCCTGACTCAGATAGAACAGTGAACTTTTTAATGTTCTCTAAATCTTCAGACTTTACAATCTCATCGCTACTTTGGAAATCCTCTAACGCTTGTAATGCTTTAGGTTTTTTTCTAGGGTAGTAATCTGGTGTGATGTAATCGGCCCGTTGCTTAAAGTCACCTGTATACGGGTTATAAGCCAAAACTTGTTCCGCATCCTTTAAGGGGTCAGGGGTGTAAACTTTTTCTATTTCAAGAGCTACCTCGTCTTTGTTTTCTTCAGTTAAGAAATCAAAGTCTATAAGAGCTTGGGTGAAGTTTGTGGTAATGTCCTGCTCTACAAATTCATCATACAAACCGGCTTCCTGCCATTGGGACCGAACGTGGTCACTGTATTTTGTGAAACTCTCGATGGAGGGGTTAGTGTAGTTACTTGTTGCCTCCCATTCAGAATATGGAGTCTCGTTCACTTTTGGAGGGGAAATATTTAAGCTTTTGTCAGACATAGCTGAAGCGATTTGTTGGTGTTTTAATTACTATTCTTTATCTTCTTTATCGTCCTTTTCAGGGAAACCCCCACCGGCACCAGAACCAGAACCCCCCTTTAATCTAAGAAGACTCTTACCACGCAAATCAATCATAGCCGATTGAAATTCTTTGTATGTTTTAGGTCTTACCAGTTTACGAGAGCCGTCAATGTCAACTATCCCTAAATTCAACGACTTCAACGACACATTATCAGGGTCAAATGGTTTACTTAGGTCACCTGTCTTATACGCTTCTTTGGCATCTTCTACTGTACCCTCAACTTGTTTTCTTATCGTATCAAGATATTCGTTGTAAACTTTAAATGTGCTTAACTGTCTGCTTTTTTCCTTATCCTCGCGTGATCGTTCTAAGCTAAGTTTATCTGCTTTTTCCTTATCCTCCCTCTTTTTCCACGAAGCTCGCGCCACTTGCAGGACAGACTTTTGCTTTTGTGTTGGGTTTTCACCATACTGTTCTGCAAGACGATCAGGGTCCAAAGTGCCATATTGAGCGGCTTGTAACTCAAATCCTGTTGATTCATCTAAAGATGCGGTCTGCTGGAGATCAGCTTTAGTAGACGCATTCGCGGCTTTTAACATGTCGTTAACCATCGAATTATTCTTTACCAAACGGGCGTTATCTAATGCGTAGAGCGATAGTAACTTTTGCTTTTCAAAAGGAGTTGTTTCAGTATCTTCGATAATACCTGATAAGTCCTCTATCGCTTCGTCCGTCTTAAAGAGGAAGTCGGCTTCTTTTTGCGCCGAATCTTTCCGCCTCTGGAATTCTAGAGAATTCATCTCATAAGAGAGTTGGGCGTTTCTCTCACGAGAAAGATGCGACTGCATCTTCATTATCATGTCTATATGCGGAGCCATACGACTCCTGCTTATATTCATAAGGGCTTGATCCTCGTATCTGGTCAAGCCAAACCGATTACGGAGAGGAGCAACTTCAGAGTCGAAAAAATTTGAGGCAACAGGTTCTTCAGCCATTTTATCTCATTCTAAAGATATCAGGTTTATAATCGGGGTCCGCTTCCATTCGATCAACCATCTGTCTAAGTAGTCGATCTTGCAATCTTTGCGCATCTTTTTCCTTTTGAAAGTCCAATTCCATTTGTTCGCGCATTGCAGGAGTAGCTGTGGATGGCAGACGGGCCTCACTAGAACTTGCCCAATCATATGCAACACGATTAGCCGCACTTGCAAACCCTGCCTTGCGTAGCTTCTTAGCCAATTTCAAGCCATCTCGTCTTGTATATACCCTTCTCCTCCTTTGAGATAAGCTTCTAGAATCTGTATTTCTGTTAAAGAAGTTGTCATAAGAACTCTGTCCACCACCTTGATTTTGTTTGTCAGAGGCGGCTTCAGCCTTGGCTCTGGCGGCAGTGCGTGAAAAAGCCTCTGGGTCAATGCCAAGATCTACGGCTCTGCTTATAAAATCTTGTTGCATACCTGCAACAGCACCACCACCACCTATTACGTCCCCAAAGATTCCTTTTTCTTGTCTATCTTGTGCGGCATCTGCACTGAAGCTACGGGGTTTGTCTATGCCAAATTTTGACATATCTAAACCACCCCCAAAATATTGTTTCAAATCGCCATAAAGAGTTTTTCTTTTGGCTAAGTTCTCATCACTCATACCTTAAATTATAAGGTTTATAACCTTAAAAGTCAATCTACTAGGGTTGTTTCGGAATTTTGTAAGGCTCCGCCTAAAGACTTGATGGTTCTGCGTTGTTTCGGAAAGGAAGTCCCGTCACTTTCGGGTGGGTCAACAGCCACTAATCCTAGCCGTTGACGGGCGCAATCTAGTGCCAAAAATGCCGCATCTGCCAAATCAGGACTTCGACCAAAACGCGATTTAAACTCAGGCTTCGACTCTATCTTCATGCGAAGAGTAGACCCTTTTACCATATCGTAGTTCCGTGCCGTTATTTCCTGCGCTAAATCTGACTTAACTCCAAAGACTTGACGGGTTCGCATAAGCTCTTTCCCCACAAACCACAGTTCCGAAACTCTGTTAACATATAATTCGTTGCCTATTAGCTTACTATTGGCACTTACCCGCTTGTCACTAGCTTTTCCGCCAAAAGAAATACGCATGAATTTATTCGACCACTCACCGGCTAATACGTCACAGAAAGGTGCTCCTGCTCCAGTCGCGTCAACACTAACATTTTCTGGTGCTATTTTAAGGCTCTGACATTTCTCTTTTATTTGCCGGACAATTTGATATGTCCTTGGCACGGCTTTATTTGTCGCATCATCATTAAGGTGTATAGCCTGACCAAACTCTATCACATACTGCCCCGATTGATCGTAACCACATTTGGCTGTATACATAATAGTCCTGTCCCCACCATTCGTAAAAGCGGGGTCAACGCCGCAAAGATTAACGGGTGTCGATTGCCATTGGACAGAGTTTAAGGCACCACTTGTGGTCAATTCATTTTCGGTATATATCCCAGTGGTTTCATCACTGTCGAAAAACACGGCTCGGACCATCCGCATATACCCACGACTTTCAACACCCAAGAGGGCTTTATCCTCGTTGAGCTTTTCTTCGGTGGGCAACCACGGGTAAATTGTTTCTCCGGCTACAATGTTGGGGGAACGCTCACCATCCAACCGTAAATATTTTCCGTTCCATTTGGTTTCCCATTCATCAGCAGTGTTAGTGTCAACACTGTCCCAACCATCTTTAGGTGTAGCCCAAACCCCAAAGGCATCGAAGCGGCTGTTGGGGTTACTCATGCCTATCATTTGAAATGATGGGTTTTTGGAAAGGTTTGTAAGTCCTGCATTTAAGATAGCTTCAGAAAGTTCTGAAAGCTCGTCCCCAATCAGGATCACTCTTTTCTGTTTGATTCCAATAAATTTACCAACCGCTTCTTTGGTCTTACTCTTTTCGGCAGAAATCAGTGATAGCCCAGCACGTTCTATCAACACACCCTTTTCGTTTATGTATGCCGCATTGCCTATGGAGTCTCTTATTTTTATAGGTGCATCATCGACCACAGACAGTAAAGACATTACGCTTCCCCATATCCTTTTTCTGGCTTCTCGTAGTGTGGTTGATGTCATCAGCACTAATGTATCTTGTGGTTGGCTCAACCAATTAATAATACCCCATGCCGCCATTGTGTGAGATTTACCAGAAGATGCACTGCCCCCTACAGCTAAGTATTTATTCTCCAAGGCATTACGTATCATCAACTCTGCCCAAGGATGTTTCACCATCAGTTTCTCAGGTAGATCCTCTCGGTTCCACAACTCATCACATAGCCTCCAAAAGTAATACTCTCTAACGACTACTGATTCATGGTTGGCGAATCCAAAAAGTAAAGCAGTCAACAAACTAGTTGGTGGGATTTGGAAACCCCCCACGTCCATTTTTTTGGTCTTAGGGTCAATTCGCGGTTCCAGTAACTGCTTGCTCCTATCTATCTTTAAAGGCATACTTATATTAACAATAAAGCTTATAACATGGGGATCAATTCTAAACACGAAATTCAGGAACGTGCCGTCGAGTTGTATTACGCCGACTGGAAAACAACCGCTATCGCCAAAGAACTTGGAGTGCATTCGGGGACGGTTAGACGGTGGTTTAAAAAACGGGGTATCCCTGCAAGAAAAAACGGTCTAGTCGCGCCAGAAAAACCAGAAAGATCAGGGGATAAATTAGCAGATGGGTTAGAGGAAAATCTAGAGAACATGACAGATGAGGCTGTAATGAGAGCAAAACACGATGCTCGCCTAGCAGAAGACGAAGCTATGCTAGACATCGCAGAAAACCAGAGCACTCCAGCAGATAAGTATCAACACTATGTCGCCGCCGCTAGTATTAAGCTATTGAGGGACTCTATCAAAAATTTAAAGGGGCCGAAGAATGTTAGAGAACTCTCGGAACTCGATCAACTGATTAGACGTAACCTTGGGCTAAATGCCAAGACTGGTGGTGGTGGCTCTAGTCAAATGCGAATTGACATATCTATCTTAAATAACAAGAAAGCTGACAGAGGTAACGGTGCTATTATAGACGTTGAAGCTAATGATAAATAACTTTGAGAATTTTTCTTGGGATTACGACCCAACCGAAGATCCTTACGCGAAAAGATCTAAGTCTGACAACCTAATGGGTGAGGACGACGAGTGCGAAGTTCGCTACGAAGATGTTATGTTTTTTAACCAGTTAGAAGACGCACTCATGGGTGTCGTGGAACACGCTACAGGACCACCGGTAGCTTGCTACAGCAGTTCTATTTCATTATCAATACTCCAAAAGAAGCACGGACTTTCTAAGTCAGATGCTAAAATAGCCTTGTCGCATTTGATAGAGTCCGACTTAGGCCCCTCATCTCCTTGCTTTATAGACACAAGTATAGTGGAAAAATAATAAACTATGTTTAAAGACAAGGAACTTGTGCACGATCCAAAAGTTGTAATCAGGACAGAGGGGTCACAAGAGGGTGATTTCTCCTTTGAGGTTAAACAACTAGAGGGTGCTTTCTATAGAGTTATACCGACAAACGGAGCAGAGGTGTCTTTCATAAAAAACCTTAAAAAAAACATATTTGTATATACTCCTGCATCGGGCGATGGTCTTATCGTCACACTTAATTTATTTTGATCGTCGGTATAGACAATGGACTGGATGGAGGCTTATGCGCTATAGCTAGGTTCGACGGTAGTGTTATTGATAAAATAGCCATGCCCACAAAATGGGTGTCCAAGAAAAGAGAGGTAGACACAGTTAAGATAAAAAGCTGGCTACTGGATCTGAATACACCTTTTACATTAGCGGTCGAAGAGCCGTTGGCACACGCGAAAAGCTCCCAAGCTGTCAGATCAATGGCTCTTAGTTTCGGTAAAATTGTCGGTATGTCAGAATCTAATGGCTACGATTTGTTCAGGGTATCTGTTCACAAATGGCAGAAAGTTATGTTGGGTTTCCGCAAAAAAGGTATGACCAAACAAATAGCTTTGGCTAAGGCGGAAGACCTTGCCCCAGAAGAATGTTGGCTTAAAAATAAAAGGTGTCGCCGCCCACATGACGGTATGGTAGATGCCTTTCTAATAGCCAGATATTTGAGGGGTTTAGAAAAACTTGAAAAAAGTCATTGACCAATTTCTGACCATGTGGCACTGTCTGCCCCATGAATATTCAGGCTCATTCTGAGAGAGGACACGCAGAGTTTTCGCCAAGCAGTTTAAAATACTGTGCCGGTTGTTCCGGTTATAAAGGTCGTGAGGGGACAAATGCCGCCGCCGAAATGGGCACTCGTATCCACGAGGCTATTGAGATAAATGACCCGTCTAATCTGCAATCCGAAGAAGAGGTTTCTATTTTTTCTGAGATCATCGCAGACCAGAACGAGTATTTGCAGAACTATGCGGGTAAAGAGTTAACAGAAAGTCACGCTGAGATAATTTTAGACATTGAGCTAAAGGGCACCTCTACTTACGGGACATGCGATTTTCTTAACGTGTATGAGGGGAAAACGGGGGTGTTGATTGACTATAAAACAGGTATCTCGGTCATCGACACCCCCGACAAAAACTGGCAATCCAAAGCTTATACCGTTGGTTGCTTTCAAAGGTTTCCAGATTTAGAAACTATCGACTTTGTGTTTTTCATCCCACAACGTAACGAAATACTATCACACAGATTTAAAAGAGAAGATCTGGATCAAATGATAGACGAACTCTCGGCTGTGATTCTAGCGGCAGAACGAGTAAGACCTAAGTGGGACAAGGGGACACCTGGGTTATCTGAACTCACCCCTACTGTTAACTGTAGATTCTGTAAATTTGAAGATGTGTGCCCCGCATTGGGGGGATTAGTCGTAGATGTAGCGAAAAAAATTAACCCGCAACTACCAGACGTTGATTTAGATTCGGTCACAGATCCTTTTGTTGTTGAAGATTTATGGGCTATTGCAAAGATTGTATCTGCTTGGGCCGATAGATTCAAAAAACGTGCGGTTGAATTAGCTAAAGACGGTGTGGAATTTCCTAACTTGAGACTTAAAAGCACTGGAGGCACCAGAAAAATAACGGATAACCAAACATTTTTAAATATAGCTTCAGAATACGGTGTCGGAACCGAAGATATTTTGGCTCAAGTTAACCTACCTCTAGCTAAAATAGCTAAAGCTGTTGGGAGTTCTGCTGACCGTGGTGAAAAACAAAAAATCGCGGATGAGTTTATAGCTCAATGCGAGACAGCAGGTATCGTAGAAAAATCACCCCCAAGACAAAGTTTGTCGTAGGGGACATTAAGAAACAAGAAACAGGAAATAATAAGTAAAAAACATGAGTGATAATACTGAGCTTACCAAAGCTCCAAATAGTAACCTGACGACATCTGCTATTTCAGATACGTTGGACTCAAGTGACATCGACATCCCCCGTGTCAATGTCGTTCAAAAAACCAGTGATATCACTGGACCGGACGGAGAACCAGCACCTTTTGGGTCTCTGGTTCTAGATAAGCGTTATATTTTAGCGCAACCTGAAGAAGCAATCCAAGTTGTTCCGCTCATTGCACAAAAAGCATGGCGTGAAGATGTGCCGTTTGATTCTGACGATGTGCCAAGAATCGCAAATACTGTTGAGGAAAAGAATCAACTTTCCCTCGACTCTGAATATGGGATTCTAGAGTTTGCAGAAATCACATTACTCTTTAAGGGTAGTGATGATGCAGAGACATTTCCTTTTCCTATTGGCAAAGAGAACTTTGCACTAGGTAGAATTAATGTTGCTAAAGACGCATACAGGCAAACCTTTAAAAGATTAGCCACTTTTGCAGTGTTCAACAAAGACACACCGATTCACACAAGATTGTGGAACTTCGCAAGCACTGCGATTACTCGTGGTAAATACAGTTGGTTCGCACCTTCTCTATCTATTACTAACGAAGAGCCTTCTAAAGAAGTTAAAAAATTCGTGGAGGGGTTTGTATCGTAATGGCTATTGAACTTGATACTAGAACCGTATTAAAGAAAGAGGTAGAAAACCTTGGTGAGAACATTGATAAAATGCATATCGCCATTGAGAATAGTAAGCTGGATTTAGCGGCTACTAAACTCATAAGGGATAGTCTTCTTTCATATCTAGAGTCTATTCCAGAACAGCAGGAAATTTTGCTTTCTGCTAAGGAATAAACTCCGTAACAGGGGAAGGTATTGCGGCGGCTCCGTCTGATAAGCTGGTCAATTTCATCACCTTTGGGGTAACCGCATAAAAGCCCCAGTATGCCCCGTCCTTTTGTAAAATTAAGGCGGGGTATTATTTTACTTACATCATGGATAATTATATTTTTGCCGTAGACTTTGAGACTTACTATGACAAGGAGTGCAGTATAAGAACACTGGGCACCCTTGGCTATTTTAGCCACCCTAAGTTTGATGCTTATTTAGTGTCAGTAGTAGGAACTGATGGCACTGAATATGTTGGACACCCGAAAGACTTCGACTGGTCGTTGCTTAACGACAATATAGTCCTTTCCCACAACGCGAGCTTTGACGAGACACTTTACTTATATGGTGTCGATAAAGGGTGGTGGGGATCGTGCGAACCTAACCAATGGTATTGCACCGCAGATATGTCCGCATATTGCAAGCTCCCACGTTCACTAAAAGGTGCAACGTCAGAAGCGTTTGATTTAACTATGGATAAAACCACACGAGATAATATGTCGGGTAAAAAATGGGAGGATATGAAGGAGGACTTTAAAGAGGAGGTTATAGAATATGCTCTTAAAGATAGCTTGCTATGTCTTAGGTTGTGGGACGAATACCAATCACATTGGCCTGAATTCGAAAGAAAAATAAGCCGTATTAATAGGGACATTGTGCAAGGGGGGATACCGATAGATTGCGGTTTACTGAAGAAACAGTTAGAGACAATAAACCAAGAGCTTTTTAAAGCTGAGGAAAACATTCCTTGGTTGGGAGAAAAACCACTTTTGAGTAGGGCGGCATTCAATGACCAGTGTAGAATAGTCGGCATTGAACCTCCTGTTAGTTTGGCGGCGACAGATGAAGAAGCTAAACAATGGGTGGATTTCCACCAAAGGGAACATAAGTGGGTTAATGCAGTTAGAGACTGGAGAAGAATAAATTCCATAAAAAAGAAATTAGAGTCTTTCGACTACGCGACTATGCCGGATAGCCGTTACTACGGCGGGATGATGTATTTTGGAGCGCACACAGGTAGATTTAGTGGGTCTGGTGGTAACCTCAACCTACAGAATTTGCCAAGAGAAGAAATGTTTGGGGTTAATCTTAGGAACTTGATTGCACCTAAACCAGAAAAAAGATTAGTCGTAGTCGATCTATCGCAGATCGAGGTGAGGACATTATGCTGGCTTGCAGGGGATTCTAATATGATGGACGAAATAGCTTCATCAGACGACATATACGAAGCATTTGCTATAAGATTTGGGATGTGGGATAAAGAGTCTGGGGTGTTAAAAAACAAAGACTCCAAACTTAGACACCGTGTAAAAACTATGGTTCTAGGGTGTGGTTATGGAGCGGGTTTTAAAAGATTTGCTAGTATGGCAGGTATGTCTGAGGACGAAGCTGAGACAGCAGTTTCTCTTTACAGGAACAAAATGAAAAAAATTAAGTCTCTATGGTATTCTTACAACAATGACCTTGAGAGTGCATACGAATCTAACACGCAGATAGATACAAACTTTAGTATAGATTTGCCAAGTGGTAGGTCGTTGGACTACGGACAACTTAAAAGGACCAACGAGGACGGTAAGAACCACTACTTAGCAGACATCCCAAGGCACGGTAAAAAGGTGCAGGTTCGTTTGTGGGGAGGATTAATAGCGGAAAACGCATCACAGGCACTGGCGAGGGATATATTCTCGGACATGCTACTTAGGGTAAATGCTGAAGGCTATAAAATAATAATGCATGTTCACGATGAACTTGTGGTCGAAGCGGATAGTGAGGATGCCCAAGATGCACTTGATCGTATTATAGAAATAATGTCAGAACCTCCTGAATGGATAAAAGATATAGCTCTGGACGCAGAGGGGTCAATTTTAACAAGATATGAAAAATGAAATACAGATACATTAAAAACCTTAGAGATAACCGGTGTGTTCCTTGCGATGATATGTCGCAAGTCAGCGTAAACAAAAAACCCTCCTTTAAATCTAAAGCTTTATTTAGAGAGTGGTGTGCAAAGAAAACTACAGACCACTGTTTTTACAGTTTAGCGGAGGGTAGTGTAAGTAGGGCAAGAATTGAGGGAGAGAATAAAGTAGACAAAATCCACGGTGTGGCGGCAGATTACGACTCACCTGTCGATTGGGCGAATGTAGATGACATCATTGCCGCTAAGTGTGTTAAATGCATGCCTACATGGAGGTCACGTACGAACAGTGGTTACATAAGGGTTACATTTGAATTTGAAGAGGGTATATCAATAGACCATTCCTTATACAAACCATTTTTATCTGAGCTTAAGAAGTCTATCGGTTTCCATAAAATTTTTGCAGGTTATGACAACAAATCGGAAACACCATCTCAGTATTTTGAGATAGGTGAAGACTGGGTTAATCTGGGTGGTAAAGTTCCAACAGAGATAGTCCAGACAGCTTTATTTAAAGCGGCGAAACAAAACCCACCTCAGTCAAAAGATACTTCTATCCCTATCGAGAAAATTGCAGAAGAGGTAGAAAAAAGATTCCCCAACAGATGGGTGGGAGAGTTTGAAGTAGGTTCTAGAGGACCGTTGTTTTGGCTGGATGACGGTATTGATAGGGAGGGTTGCCAAGTTTTTGAAGATGGCATGATTGTATATTCCGACAGGGATAATGGTTGGAAAACATGGAGAGATATATTCGGCCCAGAGTTTGTTAAGGATTATGAACAGCAAAAAATGGGTGACTTGCTGGACGAATACTGGTTTAACGGGAAACAATTCTATAAATTGCTACACGAGGCGGCGCAACCAATACCCAGAGATCAACTTATACTGGAACTTAGGCAACGGGGTTTTAGGGTGAGTGTTAAGAAAGGGGAGACGTTATCTGAAGTCGAGAATGCTATCTTAGTGATTAGTAATCAGAATAGAATAAATGAAATAGCTCCAGTCGTATTTAGGAGAGATGAGAGGGTTGTTGAGTTTAACGGATCTAGAATTCTCAATAGCTCCAATATAAAACCTATTGAACCACTTGGGGAAGGTGACCCAAAAAATTGGCCTTTTCTACATAGCTTCTTTGACCAGTTTTTTGAAGATTCTACACCCATCAGATCTAAGTATTATTTTTTCGCATGGTTCCAAAGATTTTACCTCGCAGTTCTCAATAACCAAGAAGATCAAGGGCAAGCATGTATTTTAGTTGGACCCGCAAAAAGAGGTAAAACACTCCTGTCTAATAAGATTATATCGGCGGCTGTTGGAGGTTACGCAGACGCTAGTGATTACCTGTCAGGAGGGTCTAAGTTTAACAAAGAGCTAGGAAGAGCGGCGGCATGGGTTATTGACGACACAGTTAGTGCGGCATCTTTCCAAGACCAAAGAAAGGCAACTGAACTTATTAAGAGGGGTGTAGCCAACCCAAGAATATCCTTTATGGCAAAGCATGTGGATGCGATCACCATACCGTGGTCAGGCCGGATAATTGTTAGTCTCAACGACGATGCTAATAGCATGAGTGTTATACCCACAATGGACTCAAGTAACAGGGATAAACTAATGGCTTTTAAGGTGTGTAAAAAATACTTTCAATTCCCTGTTAAAAAGGTATTGGAAAAAACAATAGAAGAGGAGATGCCTCATTTCCTTAAATGGTTGTCGGAATGGAAACCTCCGGCAGAAGTGTTAGACGACGACAGATTTGGAGTTAAGAGCTTTATAGATACGAGTATCGCTTATGCGGCATATGACAATTCAAGCCGGTCGCAAGTGGCTGAACTTGTAGACTTCTTTGCTAAAGCTTGCCGTGAACAAAACGATAAGATCGACGAATGGAGAGGGACGGTTACGCAATTCCAAGTAGCTATTCACACATATAACAACGGAAGATCCCTTGGGGCATCTAACAGATTAGACTTCGTAAGAAACGGTTTGTCACACTTAGAGGATGCTGGGAAAGCGAACAAAGATATTAGACCTATAAAATCAATAGGTAAAGGGAGTGGTAAGGTGTGGATTATAGACGTTACATCTCCTTACGACATTGATGATGGGACATCTAAAGAGAATGAGCGGGACGTAGTTCCGATATAGGTATATGGAAACCATCTACCTTATATGTAAACCCATAGTCATCTGGGTCACCCCTCTTTTTATACTCTCCGTTTTTCTGGATCTTGTACGCGGTAGCCCAACCCAGCATCCATGCTCTCGTAAAATCTTTCCTAACACGCACAAAAAAATATGCGTTAGCGGCTAGTTTTTTACCTTCGGCACAATTAACGGAGGCAGTGTAGTGGGGCTGTGGCTTGCCAGAACAGTTCTTCGACTTAATGTCTATATTGCGTTTTCCAATAACGTAATCATGTGTAAACACTTTATCACCCACATAATTAGCTTCGGGGTAAAGTGTCTCGAATGCGACTTCGCCAAGAAACCCTGTCATTCTTCCCGCACCACGGGTAAAGGAATTGGGGAGCACACCTAATTTTTCGCTACGTTCGAACGCTTCTTTTATGTTGTCGCTGTTAGGCGTAAATAAGAGCATTCCCTTAGTTCTAGTGAACTGAGGTGGTAGCTTTTTAAGTCTCATCCGGTTCGTATGCGTTTGAATAACCTTTCGTAAGCAGGGAAGAATACTTCGTCCATACACCGGACTACGGCTTCCTGCTCAAAGGTTTCACAGAAACCAACACCAGATATGCACAAGGATGCCTCCATCAACTCGTGCCTTAGTGTGGCAAGTGTCTGCTTGTCTTTTAAATCCTTAGCTAAAATTATTACTTTCCTGTCATGGCTGTAGTATCCGAATAAGCCGTCATCACTCAAGTCCTCCTGAAGTATCCTGACAACCTGACCAGCTACACGTACTGACTTCGGTAGTTTCATCCGGCATAAAAGTTGTTTATACCATCTGCATAAACCTTGGCTAGTCTCCCAATATCAGACCGTATCAAAGATACATCTGACACATTCGACCCGAAAAAAGGCTCCGCGATGCAAGCGTAACACGGTGTCTTTCTAAGAAACAAAGCACCCCGTTGTCCTTTGCCCCTCGGTTTAACGCCGCGAGACCGTAATTCAGGATACTCTGCGTCCATCGCTTCTTTGAGTTTTGAAGCTAGACGTTTGCCACCACGACTGGTTTCCCAATGAAGCCATTCATGACCTGTGGCAGAAGGACTAGCCGCATTGAAGTGGAACTCTATACAGGCATCGACGTTGTCTTCCTTTAGCTTCCTAGAGATAAAGTTCATCGCACCCACATAACTGGACGCTTTGTAATCATCGTAAACCTTAAAGGGGACTCGTAGGTGCGGGGTGATTAAAGGTATAAGCTCAGAATTAAATGTGTGCTCACTAACGCTATCCGGCCCGACAGTATAAGCACCACTGTCTCCCTTTCGAGAATGCCCTATAGCTAAACCAATCATTTCTTATGCTTGAAGAGTAAGCGGTATAAAGACACTGCCGCCACAGCGATTCCTAAAACTAGCGAGGTTACCCTTAACCAATACTCCAACTGCTCTTGCAACGAAGCGGCTACAGCTATCGTGGGGGTTATAGTCCCTAAAAGACCGTCGATAAGTTTGGAAGAATTCATTTACCACCTATTGTTATCGCCCTTAAATATGAGTAATGGCTATGTAGCTTGTGATCCTTCCGCCCAACCATCTTTCCTTCAACGAACTGGTATTCACGCCCCTCAATCAGAGTCAATGTCGGAGGATCGTATAACGCGCTTTCGTTCACGTTCGAGTCGTTTGTCCAATCGTTCGATGCGCAACTTTGCAGAAGGAGTAGCGGCGCGAGCAAGCTGGTCAATTTCATCCTCAATCTCATATAAGTAACGTGTCTTCTTAAAGTCCATGTACGCCACAAAAGCCTCTAATGCGGCAGTTAGTAAACGCAAAAAGCGCACGGTTACTTTTGTTTCGCCTTGCCTATGTTCAACGCCAACCATTCAACGATGACATACGCCTTGCGGACAATGCCATCATCTTTGGGTGTCGGTGTTAATGCGCAGATGGCGGAAGCCGCCGCCACAACAGCGGTAAGAACTCCTATGATCCCATCTTTGTTTTCACTAAAGTATGTTAAAATATCACTCATGGTTTTTAGGGTTATAAAATGTTAGGTACGCGAGACCCTGATCCAGTAGGATCAAAGCGGAGTGCAGGTTTAGCCGCTCCTCTATAAGCGTCCAGTTCTTCTTCTAAAAGTTGTTTGCAGATAGCCCAATGATATGACGCTCTTTCTACGTCTGCGTTGTCTTCTGCCACACTGCCCAACAGCGCATGTTTGATAGCGTTTAAATTGCTGGGGTATACGGGGTCACTGTCGTTAATTAAATTCTTAAACTTCCTCTTAACGAGGATTCGCATAGTTTTCTTCGTGCCACTGGTGTCGTTACCTACCCTGTATCTTCTATAAGAGTTCACCCTGTTGGCTTCCTGAACATGCCCTAGAATAAGAGTATCCGTAGCATCTGCTATGTTCTCGGCAGATACTTCGACAGGTGCCGCTAGAGTAGAATCACCATTTCTTATTTCAGTTACAGATGTAAAGAACACGGAAGAAGATACATGCACAGATACCGTATCTAGATCAGGTGCGTATACTTTAGTAACGGGGGTGCTACTGTTATCAAGACCCGTTACAGTAATGAAATTTGAATCGGAGCGGGGTAAATTTATTTCTGGGGCTATGGGCTTTATAAAAATTCGATAAGCCTTTGCTGAGTCTAACTCGTTAATAATCGGGACAAACCCGTCATCAACAATACCGTAAGAACCTATGGTTGTGCCGTCAGAATTACGCCCAGTTATCCTGTAATCGTGGAATTGTGCCCTAGCTTTTGCAGGATCGTTGTCAACTAAAGCGGATACAATCGACTCCGCATCATCGGGAAGCGTGAAATTTAAATCTGTCGTGGAAATGGTAGTCTCATAAACTAGATCCCTCCACATCCCCATAGCATACAAACGGGGCAAAACTAGATTGAGTTGCTGTAAAAAGTTACCTCCTACAGTTTTATAGCTTGATAGGGCATCTTCAACACCCGCTACGGTTAGAGTAGCCATAGCTAATATTAATAGCTAAAGGGCTTCAGGTCAAGATATCAACAGTCTGCACGCTATGCCTCCTCTTCCTTGGGGCATAGGTCTTTCTCTGGGCACTTAACAACCTTTACCTTGTCATTCTCGGAAGTACTGTCTGTCGCCTCCGTCAAGAATTTAGGGACTGGAGACGCGGCTTGGTAAACATTAACACTGGTCTCCGTAGTAACAGCATTGACACAATCAAGATCTTTAATCACGGTGCATGTCTCCGCATCCTTATAAACCGATACTGTCGTAATTTCTGACCCAGTGATACCAGTAGTCAAATTTGCTCCCACTACCCCCTGAACAACTGACGCACCAGTTACACCAGTATCTGAAGACTGGTTTATTAAACCCTGAACTTTAGTAGCATCAACTACACCAGTGGTTATACCAGCACCCACTATCCCACTTACGGTAGAACAATCAGTCACGCCGCTGACTACAGATGCCCCTTGAATAATAGAAAGATCAGAAGGGCCACTGGTTTCATAGGAACCACTAGCCGCTACACCCAATGCCCACACTTCTCCCGTGCCATCGGCACCCTCTACTTTATGGTAGGTAAGAGATTGCAACCCACCTCCCTGATACATATTAGACGTTGGGGTTCCGGTTATCATGCTAGTATTCGAACTCCCCCCAGACCAAACATTTCCCGTGTCCCCAGATATCATGTTACTATCCTGCGATCCACCAATCCATATTGTACCCGTAGCCCCAGTTATCATGTTAGGGTTTGCACTTCCACCATACCAAATTTGATTGCTAGTAGTTCCCGCTGACCACACACCCACTTCCGATCCTGACCCTTGGCGCAATACATCGGTATACTTATTATCGGAATCGGGGCACTCAGCTACGGATTTATATGAAGTATATACTGTAGCTACTGAAGGGGTCGTGGTCGCAAGATCTAAACAATCAAGATCACCGAAGCAACTGACTAAACCGTCCTCTATCTTGCCTACCTTTTTGCCGCCAACTTTAAACCACTTGTCATACTCATTTCCCCAAATATGTATCTCGTTAGCATCTATCTGAGCGGCTAGCTTCTGGGCATCATTGTCGTCTTTATTTAAACCTTCATACTCAACTTGTATCTGGTGCTTGCCTGTAAACCCATCGTCGGCACCCCCAGCAACAACAGGGTTGCCTTGGTCGTCAGACCCTCCCGATTCTTTTAGCCTGTCCTTGGAATTTAAAGTGCGTAATCGGTGTTGGTCTAAGCCTATATTATACTCTTTATATATGTTTTTGCTTTTACGATCCTCGTGACCAGTTTCAGGATCTACCCCTTGTTTATAACTACTCTTATTTTTAAATACATTATAACCCCTTATCCACCAAAAAGGTCCGCGATGACCGTAAAGCCCACCCCATAATTGCACTTGTCGTGCGTCTTCCTCTTCATCATTCCAAAAATTCCTCTCCAATTTTCCCTCTTTAACCCAAAATAGAGGAATATGATACTCACCGTCGATGCCACCCCCTAATTCCCCCGGTGGTTTAAAATATGTAGATGCGGGGACTTCAGCACCAAACTGATCCCCTTCTTCCACATGTAGTGTGTATTTGGTATTAATTTGACCATGCTCGTCAGTTCCAAATTTAGAATATACTACACAGTCGTCAGTTACCTTTATAATATTCTTGTCTAGTTCGTGAAGTGTGACCTCCTTGCCATCACCCTTTGGGTGTATCTCGTATATGTATGCTGTTGTAACACACACGTTCATATCACTGTCAGGCTCAAACCTATAAGGTTCATGCTCTTGGCGATAACGAACATCTAAGTGTTGGACTTCTCTTCCCTCGTCATCACTAAAGGCTCTAGCCGCATAATACTCTGCGTCACCCATCGCATCTGGTAACGCAGTAAATAGAGGAACATCCCTTAACTCAGACGGGGATACACTTGAATCCGCTGGTTCTAAAAACTCATCTAAAGATTCTTCTACCGACTCTTCGACAGAACGAGAAAAGAAATTCTTAAAGCTTTTAAACAAACTCGACATTTACTCAGAATAAGTTGGTTTATGCACCGTCCAAGTCGTCCTTATATAACCTCCCCTAGCCACTTCTTGCTTATCTCTAGCCACATGTGTATCAGGCCAAGTCGTTGGAATGGTCGCACGTATCTTTTTTGTATATACCGTATACTTATACACGGGATCTACAGTGCCTGATGTGCATTGTATTTCACGCCCTTTTGTCAGACATGGTGGAACTGATATCCGCACATAGGGAGTTCCAAATGTAAAGGATTGGGGTTGCATGGCGAAGGACTCTACTTTACCGCCATTATTCTGTGTAAATGGGTCTGGCGACCACTTGACTACTACGGTTGTTTTGCAAGGCCCTCGATATGCTTCTGGGTTCATGTGGTACTCAGGGAAAGAAAGCATCTGCCCATCATGCCTTTCCCACGAAATCACTTTTATTGACTGCAATACAGGAGGGAACGTATGCTCAGTTACTGTATCGTATTCGTCTAATTTAATATTCTTTGTATCTATAGGTTCCCCAGCAATTACGTCTTTTGTTATCACCTCATACCAATCTGAAGATACCTGCCTACCCTCACGATAAAACCCAACCCTTAGGCCATCACCCACATCACGCACTTGGGTTTTCCAATAGTCAGACTCTTCTTCTGCAAATAAAGTCTGTACGGTACCACTAGCACTTTCACCCTCATTATTTGTATAAGCCACACTTTGACCGTGGTAAAGGTAATCCACAGCTTGCATTAAAGTATTGTGCGAAAGGTCGTCGTAGTTATGAGTTGTTATGGTGGTAGGTATAAAATACACCCTTTGCTCTACAACAAATATCCCATCTAATTCTTTATCGCCTATCCTCTTCTGTTCACGACCCATTAAGATATAACCCTTATTATAAAAGGTGTCCGTAGTGTCATCCTCCCAACCATCACCCCCATCCGACTTTTGTTTTAAAGGCATCGCTGATCCAGCGGATAATGCGGCGACACCCTCTTCAAAAGAAGACCTCAAATAAACATACGTCCTTACAACGGTATCAAACTTTGTTTGACCCAAGTTTGCTTGGGAGTGCTCAAAATTGTAATTGTCCTGTGTCTCCCTTTCGTTGACATAAAAATACTGGTAGAACTGACCATTTGGATCAGCTTGCCGTATATAAGCCAAAACATGATTAGGAAAATTAGTAGTATCTGGATGTTTAGTCCCGTACTTAGGTAGCGAATTTTTTAGCTGTTCAGGGGTCATACCAACCCTCTGAGCGTCTACGGTCTCATAGAACAAAATATCCTGCACATTCGGAGATACGAATGACAGAACGTGTTGTCTTTGTGGACTGGGTTGATTTCGTTGAACAGGCATTAATCAGGTTGTGGTAATTCTTGAGGCTCTTCAGAGGTATCAGGCTCAGGGTCGTCTGCAAATTTTCTAGCCAGCATTGTTGCGGGGGCAGATACACTTAATCCGCGCTCCATAACGGCGATATTAAACAACTGAATAGCCATTCTGCGTTCTTCATCAGTGAACTCAATTCGTTTCATAGGCTTAAAAAATAAGTCGTGGAGGATTCGTTTTCAAGATTTTTATGGCGTTATTCTTGATCCTCTAGCGAATCCGCTGGGTCATTGGGGTCAGTTGGAAACCACCCACCTTGCCAAACCTCGGATATGGTGAGCTTTGCTCTAGCATCCAGCCTAGATTGTATGTCTTCAGGAATATCAACAATGTCTAGGCACTTCACATCAATCGGGACAATATACTCATCTTTGTCTGGGTGCTTTCTAGGATCTGCCCACTTTTCAGCGGAATAGTTCTCAATGCCCCCTTCTGAGGCAGGGCGGCTCGCTAACTGGTGGCATAGGTCACACGCGGCTTGGGCTTCAGCCAAAGCATTATCCCCCGTGTAGTGCAGGTAATAGTTCTCCGTTTCTTCACTCATCAATAACCAAGTCCTGAAGCGTTGTTGGTTGAATCTACGTTATGTCTTTTCGCCATCTGCAAACTCAAAGCAGAGACTTGCGTGTTAGAGAACTCTGCTTCTGTTGCATCAAACATAATAACTTCAGCTATATAACCTCTGAACGGGCGGTGTTCAGCATAATTAGCCCCCAGTCTTAGTGGACCAAATACGTCTGAGTCCATAGCGTACGCGTTTGAATTCTTTTTAACCAAATCCTTCATAAACAAAGAAGGTTTATTTGTATCGCTCGGTATTCTACCGCAACCTATATGGTCGTAATATACTCCGGGGTTATCATTCCCGTCATACGTTCCCGGCGACCAGTTCGTCATATATTTAAATGTGGTAGAGGAAGTGTATGCCCAAATTATCCTGTTTTCTTTGGGGGAAGCATCGTTGATGTTTGCATACCACCAAGCTTTATCGTCATCCCAATCATCACTACTGCCTTCTTGGGCAAGTAATATGTTTGTTACACTATACCCCGGCTGATATTGAGCTATTAAAAATAATACTGAATCAATATGTCGGTCAGTGTCGTTCCCCCCTACTAAAAAAGTCGTTGTTGACCCTTCATAAAATTTAATAGTTCCAGAAGAAAGGCAATCACCTCCAGCGCGATTGGTTAAAGCTGATGAATAGATTATTGGTTGTTTGCTGGCTGTGCCTTGGGTAAGCGTCCAATCCTCGGTTGGCACTTTGCCCGTCCATCTTGACCTCCAAGCTGAAACCTTGTCACTCCCATCTGCATCATAGGAATCAGCCAAACTGACATCATACCACGCGAGTGGTTGATTCCCGTAGAACTCATACCCATATGGGGTGCTAGAACTGGCGGCTACTCCTGCAAACATTATGTGGTCAAGTCTCCGATTAGATCGAACTCGGATGCACCACTGCCCTTTGTTATACATATCAGGGTGGCGGCTGAGTATTGGTAGGCTAACTTCTTTTTGTCACCAACAGAATTAATAGTAACTCCAGAGGCTTCGTCGATTGTAACCCCGCCAGCACCTTTGCGGAAAAGCGTGACCACATCTCCCGGTTCAAATGTATTATCGGGAACAGTTACCGTGACGGTTGATGCGTTGTTAAGTCGAACCGTTTTGGTCGCGTCTCCAACAACCAAGGTATAGGTCGTATTAGTTTGATCGTTCTTGATCGTCCGGAGTTGCTCCCACCTTAGCGAATCACCGTTAGCGGTTCCTGCCGCCATTCCTGTTATTTTATAGCCTCCTCCTTGAAGGTTGCCCCCTAACGCTCCCCCTGACCATATCCCGTTAGACATTGCCTCACTGCCGAAATCTAGGGTTCCCGACATCGAGCCACCGGACTTCATCAAAGCACCAGCCGCTGAGACGTTAGTAGCGTCCGTTACGTCTGCACTTGCTTCAATCGCGTCCAACTTTGTCTTGTCCCCATCCGCAAACGCGCCTTCAGATGGTTTGACTTGCAGAGTTGAAATGGTTACCCCCTTCACACCTGCCAAATCGGTTAGCTCACTATCCATTAGTGCACCAGCGGCAGTAACATTAGTTGCATCGGTTACGTCTGCACCAGATTCGATTGCGTCCAACTTTGTCTTATCTCCGTTTGCAAAAGCTCCTTCAGACGGTTGAGCTTGCTTGGCATCTAGTTGTGTCTGGATTGCCGAAGTAACGCCATCCAAGTAACCAAGTTCCGTCGAAGTAACAGCCGAAACCTCGATTTTTCCAGACCCATTTGATGCGAGTGCCCTAGAAGCCGTTAAATCTTCAGTATCTATAGTGGTAGCGGCTCCAGTAATTGTAGCTTGCTTGGCATCTAATTGGGTTTGTATAGCTGAACTTACTCCATCTAAGTATCCAAGCTCCGTTGATGTGACATCGCTCACAGCAATTTTGCCGGAAGAATTTGAAACAACCGCACGAGATGCAGTGAGATCTTCGGTATCTATAGTGGTAGCGGCTCCAGTAATTGTAGCTTGCTTCGTATCCAGTTGAGAAACATTGACTGCATCACCACTAGCAGAACCGTTTGCAAGATTTGTTACCTTATTAGAGTTAGCGTCTATATTTACGCTGTTAAGTTTTAGAGCCTTACTAAATACTAGATTGGTGTCCCCTCCATCAACACGAAAGTATTCAGCTACCCCGCCAGAACCATTATCAGATTGGAAAATTATATCACCGTCGTCTGTGTTGTTCCCGATATACAAATTACCTGTCGTGGCTTCGACGTAACTATGGGAAGCATTGTGGTAAAGTTGAAGGTCGTCCCCAGTTCCTATCTTTAACTTTACGTTATCGGTTAACTCAAGTGAGTCGTCACTCGCATCCCAACGGGCACTACGAGAATCTGTAGCACCATATAACAACACATCACTTCCTGCGGCATTAGCTCCGACAGTAAGACCCCCTTTTGCTACAGTGTCACCCGCCTTATCAACAGCGAACTTAGACACACCACCAATCTGCATATCAAGTAACTCACTGGTTGAGGAACTTGAGGTGTCAGTAACATTAACCAACAAAGAGGTAAACTCAGTGCCTGATTCATTCCAAATAGGCGTAATCGACAAATTGCCGTCTATATCACCTCCGGCATTTAACCCAGTAGCACCAGATGTAACTACGTGTACATTATTAACAGACTGGGTTACAGTTACAGTTTCGTTCGCCATTATGCTGTGATTTCTGGTAAGATGTCAAAAGCTAGTCGTATGTGGTGTACAGTCTCCCCAGTTGAATTCTGTATAATTTTCAAATCGCCAAATACGGTTACTGACTCGTTAGGTAATAGAGAAGCTTGTGCGGTACTCCATTTAAGCTGGACGTTCGGTCCCGCAGAAGCGTAGTTCAAAGTTATCCTACTATCCGCTTCAGGGACTGCGGTTCCTGATGTCGCTCCAAACCGTAAGGTGTCAATAACCTTACCTTGGAAACTGTCACCTCGCTTACGGCGGATTACTAGTTCTGCATCAAAACCAGAACTTAGGTCTACGGCATCCGTAGCCCCAGCAAGTTTATATGTTATATCAACTTGTTGTTTTAGTCCCCGCTGTAATTGTATATTTGCCATTTTAGGCTTCAGTTAAAGTAAATCGGTAATCACAGATGTAGTCTAATGTTACACGAGTGTCAGTTGTGAATAACGGGCCAGTAGCCAAGTCTTTAGTTGTTTCCCCATCTAATTCATAGACAGTGCCGCTAGTCGTAGCATCACTGGTAGTCTTCATTATAAATAGTGGTCCCGCTGAAGAATAGCTCGGATCGGCGGTTGCTGTCATCAGGTATGTACCTGCTGTGGCAATCGCAGAACCAAAAGTAATCACCCCAGCCGAAGTTACGGAAGCGACTGCCTGAGTCGTTAGTGGCGCAACGTCCGTTTTTATGTTTACCACATGGTCGGGGCCTACTGAAATAAGATTCGCTTCACCCGCCCGAAGTTTTACATCAAAGCTAGTACCCGCATCCATACTAACATTTAGATGCCCTGCTGTGTTTATATTTTTAATTAATAGTAAACCTTCATGCCCACCATCTAGCTCATCTGCGATATCATATAGCGCCACCCCAGTGCTAGCATGGTATACGGCGCGACCCTCCCCCGCAGAATAGCCGTGACTTTGGTTGGTGAATGATAGGGCTGTAGTCGTGCCGCTAAAAGTTTCGTTATGTGTGTGGTTGCCGTAAGTTAAACGGATAGAACCAGAAATTGATGTAGACATGACTAATTATACTGTGAAGTCAATCAAATTACAAGCTCGCGTAATATTACTGCTTAAAGGTTGACTTGAAGAAAATGCTGGCGGAAAATTCAAAATGCTTCCTGACAAAGAACACAGGCTTTTTATAGCGACACCAGCATTTGGATTCCAAACATACGTTAACTACGTCAACAGTGTCGTCTCGTTCATCGCCGCATCGAGACCCAAAGACTTAAAGTATAGCACTTCGTTTCACCTCCACTCAGGGGGAGCACTAATCAGTCACGCTAGAAATGACATCGTCGATAAGTTTCTTAAAACAGATTGCACTAAAATATTATTCATAGATGCCGATATAGGTTTTGAGCCAGAAGATATATGGAGGCTACTACGGAAAGACGTTGATTTAGCTCTAGCACCCTACCTCACGAAAAATTTAACCAACCCAAACGAGTCTAAATTCATTCTTAAATTTAAAGACAAGACCCCAGACGAGGACGGTTTTGTTAAAATAACACGCGGTCCGGCAGGTTTTATGATGGTAGACCGTAACGTGTTTACAAAGATGGCAAAAGCATACCCCGAAAAGATTACGTATTCGACTCAGATACAGGACGGGAAGTTAGTGGAAACTAAAAACTTCCCCGCTTTCTTCGACTGCATTACCTGTGAAGAAGAGGGTGCACTAGGGGAGGACATATCCTTCTGTAAAAGATGGACAGACATAGGCGGCGAAATATACTGCGATACAATCGCGGCACTTTCGCACCTCGGCACATTCAGGTTCAGGGGACAACTTGGTAAGTCCCTAGAAGCTGGAGTCGTATAAACTTCTACAAGACGGACTTACGCCCATACATATAAAGCGCAAATCTTTCTGGGTCGGTAGCGGCTAACTCAGCAACACGAGGGTCACCTTCTATAGCATTCCGCATGGTATCCATTTTCTGCTGATCCGTCTTTGAATTCACATCGAACGAACCACCGTCAGTGTAAACTGTTTCAAACAAAGCTATGTAATCTAACTCTGGCTCGGAGGGTTGTTTCTCAGGATCTGCTGACTCACCACTTTCTAACTTTTCTTGGTCGAAAAATTCGAGGAGATGCTTATTGTCTTTCTTACCATCAGAATACGTAGGTTCAGGTTTCTCCATAGCGGCTACCACAACTGCTGTCTCAGGAGCAGTCTCTTGTAGACTTTTTTCTACCGCTTCGGAAAATGTCTGTTCCCCTGCATCTTCTGCTGGAGCTTCATCTTGTCCATCTGCATCTGCTGGCGCATCTGCGACAGGAGTTTCGCCCCTACCTTGCTTCTCAGCCATTTCAAGTTGGGCTTGAAGTCCCTGAAGCTTAATCTTAGCCTCTTCGATTTTTGCCTTAAGTTCACTTAAATCTGCCATTTTCTATATAAGTTATGCGGGGGTAGAAGATCCTAAGACCCGCTACCCCCGCTGTGATAACTAGTATCTAATGATTAAACAATGGAAGCGGCTTCGTTTCTCTTGAAAACGATGGCGTAACCAAACTCTGTTTTAATCGGCTTAGATGCGGACCCTAGAATTCCACGGAAGAAACCAATAGTCCCGTCAGGGTTGGTTGCTTCACTGAGGATGTTAGTCCATTTGAACTCACCCTTGTAGTCAACGGGGTTGAATGTAACTCCGTTAGAACCACCAAATGGTGCTGGGATCTGAGATTCAAACACATCTGGGTGGATAACGTAAGCTACCTCATACTCCGCAGTGTCATAAGCAGAATCAACAGTGGTAAGACCATTAGTGACTTTGTATGGCTCAACACGAGTAATAGCTCCAGCATCACCGTCAGTGTAACGTGGTGCAAGGTCATCAATCAAGTGGTAGAAACCACGGAAAGACTTCTCAACACCAAGTGGAGCTATGAGGTCACCAACGCGAGCGTTGTTGTAACGCTGGTCATCTTTGATAGAATCACTCTCGGTTGTCAGGAAGTTTGAAGCTTCCGAAGAACAAACAAGACCAAACACTGGACGACCATTCTCACGACCGTAGGCACCTTGTGTAGCACCCTTACGGATCATCTGGAAATAGATCTTATCCATAACTGCGTTGGAAATATTGTCCTTAACTTTAGTGGCACCACCACCATCAAGGTCTCCGTCTGCCGCACCCAATGCGTCAGTAGTCTGACCCTCGTTAGCAGTGAGGAATTCAGATGCTTGATCTTGACGGCAGATAACAGTGTTGTCAGCAAGCTTGTCGAACTCGTCGCGGTAACGCTCTTCCCATGTGTGCCGTGTGGCATCTGAAAGGGCATCAATCACAGCACGAAGCTGATCTTGGCGATGGGCGGCATAACGCAAGTCATCAACATTGATACGAGGAGATTCGATAATCGAACGCTCGATGCTGTATTTCTTGAGTTGCTTACCAAAGTTGATGTAGTTGCGCTGTTCGCTCCCAAGACCATTTGGCCCTTGGACATCGTTCGCGGCATCATCAAGAGGTTGGTCGAGAACGGAAGTCCCGAATACATTACCACCACTGTCAGTAGTTCCTACTGAGTGCCAGTTTGCCCCCACTGCGTTGCCTGTGACATCATTAGTCGGAAGCGCACGGTCGTAAACAAGCGTGGTTAGTTGATAGCCCATCCCATCGGGGAAAGCTGTTTTTTTAATGAGGTCAATCCAAGGTGAAGTGTGTGTAACGCGCCTGTGGACATCAGCCCCAATGCGGTTAGCCTCTTCAGCGAGGATCGTGTTAATTGCGGCAGTGCTCCCCTGAAGGAAGTCGCCAGAAGCTGGATTTCTAGCCATGATATTATAAGTGTGTTAAATGAATATATGTGTCGCCCTTTAACATAGGGGACACGTCTAAGTTTTAGTAGATCCGCTCCTAGAACTATTTAAAGGCTAGAGCAACCGAACGGCTCAAATGCGGCGGATCACAGTCCACTCAGATCAGCTACGAAATAGAACTATTTAAAGGCTAGAGCAACCTAAGCTGATGTTATATAATCAGACTAAGTTAAATATTGGCATTGTCAATACCAAGTTTATGCATTAGCGAAGGCGGACTCTACCCGCTCTTCAAACGTCATATCATCACTTACACTACCAGAAGATGGGGCAGAACCTGACATTGTTGGCTCTGCGCCTTCATACTCAGCTAATCTGTCCGTCAATACTTCGTTTTCTTTGCGCATGCTCATATACTCCCTAATAACGGAGGGCAATATCTGGGCACTGACAGAATTATATGTGTAGTCCACAGGATGAATCACAGAAGGATCTACTTCAGCCGCTTTCTCTTGGATAGCCTTCATGTCCAAACCGTCAATGGAACTCAGGAAGGGTAGCTTCTTTTGAACCCTAGACACCACGTTTTTAGCGGCAAGCTTGCGGTCATTCAGCTTTTCAGCCGCCGCTAATTCAATTTTACGCTCCTCTGCCAACTTTGCCTCATTTAAAGCTTCCGAAGCATTATTAAACATATCTTCCCTACGTTTCAAAATAGGGTCTATATCTTCTAAAATCCGGTAAACTCTAGCTCTATCTCGATCAGTAGCTTCTGACAGAATTTCTGAAATCAACTCGTCCTGCCTCTGTTGATCTTTTTCAGCTAAGGCATCTACTAAATCATCTGCGGAGACTTGATACTTATCAGCTATCTCTTTAGTTTCATCTATTAGTTTGTCGAGCGGATCAGTGACCGCATCTTTATAAGCCTGTGTTGACTCCAGATCCGTCATCATCTTTTGACTCTCAAAATCAGCTAACTTCTCCTGAAGGGCTTCTATACTCTCATTGGAAGTATCCCCAGAAAATTCTTTTAACTTACTATCCGCTTCAGCAACTTGTTGCCGCAAAGCTTCTAGTTCGTCATTACTAGACTTGAGTTCTTCCTTTAACTGTTTGAATCGAGAAGCGGCTTTCGGAGTCCAGTCATCTCCGATTTCTTCGTCCAAAGCATCCGTTGGGTCAAAGGACTCCAAGTCCTCTTTAGACTCTGGTTCTTCTCCAGCATCATCCTCAGTTTTTTCCTCGGTGACCTTTTCATTTTTTTCTTTAGGCTCCTCTTGTGGTTCCTCTTGTGGTTCCTCTTGTGGTTCCTCTTGTGGTTCTGGATCTTGTGGTGCTTCCAGTTTTGAAAATGCCGCATCTAGTGCGGAACTAAAATCCATCTGCTCTTCAGGCAAACTTTCAATAGCGTTATCACTTTCGACTACTTCTACTTCGGGTTCTGCGGCGGCGGTTTCTTCACTCATTTTAATCTATATGTGTCCACTCGGTAAGAGTTGTTGTATTACTTCTTGTATCTTCAGGCAATTTTGTCAACTTTTCAAGATCATTAAAAGCATCTCGGTAACCTGCATACCACGCTAACCTCCTACTGTCAGCTTCAGAATTCTGCAAAGACGAAAATGTAGGCCCCGCTATTTCCTTTAAAATAGCAACAGCTTGTTGGAAACTAGGGTTTTTGAGTATGGCGCGAAGTTCTTCTATGGATTTTATATCCTTGAACCATCGCGCCACCGGCAAGGGTGGAGTCGGATGTTTTGGCATTATTTAAGAGTTCTCACGGAACTCTAGCGCGGCTTTCGCGTCTCGTATAGCCATTTCTTGTTCATGTTTTTTCTGCTTAATAGCCATGTCCAATTCGGCTTTCTCCTGCGCAATCTGCATCTTTACCTGATGTTCTTGCATCTTCGCACCTTGTTGATCCACTGATTGCTGTTCTTGCGCCATCATTTGCTCCTCCGCCTGTGCCGCCATTTCACCCTCCTGTTGTTGCGCTTTAGCCTGATCCCTTTGTATTTTTTGTATGGCTTTCAGGGTGTTGTTTATAGCTTCTTCGGCATACTGGAGAACCTGTCTGGTCTGCCCAACCAACCCTTCAAGGGCAGGATCTCCAGCGGCAAATTGAGCCGTCTCACTTATGTGCTGATACATAGCCTGAAGCATAGGTAATACCTGCTGGGGGTCTGCCTCCCCAGTGTTTAAAGCTTCAATCAACTGATTCAACAATGGGACGTGCACTTCTAAGTGTGTCCCATGTAACTCGTTAGCAATAACAGGAACTGCCTGACCCGCTTGCAACTGTTGGTTCTCGAAGAACGCAATCTTAACATCCACAGATGGACGCTTCTCCACATCAGCAGGAACATAACGATCAGCTAAGTCATGACCAACACGAGTAGATACAATGTCCCTAGTCAAGTTGCGGCGACCCACATCGTCAAACTGACCACTGATTCCCTGTAGCTCTTTAAGAGCCATCATCCGGTTCGCGTAGGAACCATTGCCTATCGAACGAACTGCCTTTGTCCTGTTAACATCAAGCGTGTTAATGAAGTTAGCAGGGACTCCACGCTTCGCGCACCTATCATAAAAGTCTTTTACGGCGGCATCTTGCTTTTTGGTAGTAACTACCCGACGAACCACCTCGCGTAACAATCTAGTCCATGAAGCGTAGAAAAGGTTAAGGGATGCACCAGACAATCTGGTCGTGACATCCATGTCAGAAGCAACCTGCATCTGATTCCGGTAAGGTGAACCCTGAGTAGGTCCGTATGTGCTTACTGTATCAGTGTTCAACTGAAGTTGCTGTGTCAAATCTTGTAGGGCAGGTTGAACGGCAGTGCCCAGATTAGGAATAGCTTTTTCCACAATCTTCACATTCGGACTCATAACTGCGTATGCTCCGTAATATGTAAACTGTAACTCATCCAAAGACCGTTGGTTCTCCGGCTGGATCATCACAGCAGAAGCAAGCATAGCCCCGTCAATCTGCTGACAGCGTAGCCTGTTACTCGTCTGTATGTGCGAAAAGATCCGCTGACCTAATCCACGGACAGAATGATACGTCCCATTAGATCCAACGCCATAAGTGAACATCACATAAGCCTGTTCTGCGTTTTGATACCTAGAAAGTTTCTTGTATAAGAAATCTTTCGGGTTATTCTCAGCCGCCATGTAATGGCTAACAGATCCGTCCATCTCCTTGACCCAAAAATGAAGAACAGAAACCGTGGGGTTCTGGATACCTGTGTAGATATCGTTGTTCTTCATCTCCTGCTGAAGAACTTCATAGTTGTCGAATGACGAAGAGGTTCCCCTGCCTTTAGTGCTCGCGTTCTTAGCAATGACCCGCTTCACTTCCTCTACGTCCCATCCCACTTTTTTAGCGGCATCTTCGTTCTTGATGAACCCATATAGCTCATGCAACAAGTACTCCCGTCTACCAACAGCGATGTCGATACAGGATTCAGATGCAGGGGTCTGGCGGGGGATCAGTATATCGGTGAAACCACCAACTCTAAATTTCCAATCGTCGGGGGTGTCGAAGTAAGCAATGGAAACACCATGCTTAATGAAGGTCGTGCAGAGTCTCAAGTAGGCACTATGAAATTCAGGCCAACTTCGGATCAAATGAGTTAATTCATCTGCTACGATTTCTTCTTGTGGGGCTATCTCGCTTTTTTCTCCAGCCGTGCCTTTTACTTCTACAAGACACTCTAAGCTAGAGTAAAGATCAACGTATGCGGAAAGAGCGATGTCCAACAACCGTTGGGCTTCTCCGAAATTAAGGTTTGTTTTTAGGGGTTGCCCACTGGTTGCCAAGCTTCCCTGATTATACGGGGCGGAGCCGTCAAACATCGCATCCACTCGCGCTCGGTTAACTGACGACTTCTCATCGGCTTTAGACAAAGTCTGAAAAATAGATATAGCACTTTTAACATTCTTTAAGCGAGTATCTACGGGTTTCCCCTTCTCGTTCAGAGAGTCTAATTCTAAACCGTCTATTTCTAAAGGGTGGTCGGCATCCATTATCGAATAACTCTACTTTGTTAATCAAGCATAGTCAATGGTTTAGAAGTTGACATGAAGGTCGGACTCTGTACGCTTGTGGATTATGAAACGTAGCGTTGTAATGCTGGTAGCGGCATCCTGTATCGTGTTTGGTGTATCATGTAGCTCGACCGACTTGTCGGGTAGCTTGCCCATACCGTTCACGAACCCAGCATCAAATATTAAAGCCAACGTAGAAGTTAGGCCGATGCCACCAAAGGTCTGTATTGGACTGGATGTAATTCCACGCCCAGAACCAAACAAATAGACTTAGCACTCGTAAGTGCTTTCATCACCCCAGAGTTGTTCGGTTAGCTTGTCTACTCGAACTTCTCTGGGCTTCCCCCCTTTGGGCGAATTCAGTTTAACATAGGTTCGCCCCTGCTTCCCATACTCACTGAGCATAAAAACCTCACCGGCACGGGGACCGGTCTTTCGCGGGACTATCCTATATACTGCACCATAATGTGACACGGCATAATCTGGATATTCAGGACACACCCGCGCACCGTCTTGCTCCAACACCCACTTCTTTGTAAGCGGCTTGTAGAGATGCTTATCCATATGGGCGTGACAGAACCGGAACTGGTTTCCGTCTTGGTCATAAATAATCGTGTATGTGCTATACCCGTTCCACTGCTGTTTGAGTAGGCGACCGGTTTTTAGATTAAACACAAAACCGTTCTTAGACATAACGTAGTGGTCTGCCGCACGAGGTATAGGGCGGAAACCTTTGGGAATTGGAATATGTTCAGACATAAAGTTTACCAGATATTAGCATAGCTAATTGTAAGTTACAACTAGCTATTTGAATATTGATTAGATAAATTTATGGAATTCCGCAAAACAAGCAACAATGCGGCTAATATGTATAACCAGAAAATGCTGACAACCATGCTCGTTATAAGCATCGCTTCAACCCATACAGGTCGGGGGTTCATCTTAGAATGCCTATCAAAATCAAAATAATTAAGATAATGACCATTACCCAAAAAGGTGGGTTGTCGTCTTGAGGTAACTTAAACACCCCACCGATCCGCTTTAATACCCAATAACCACTTATAAGTGTTAAGTCGCTTTAAGGAAAGCGGCTCTTTCAGCTTTAGTGTAGGAAGCACGTTGCTTACCTTTAGTAGTCGCATCTCTTTTCTTTTTGTTACCTGCCGCCTTTTGAGCAGATGTTAAAGACTCACGAGCGGCTTTTGGTAGATAACGCTCCCCTGTCTCTGAAGACTTTTTACCAGAAGAGGTTCCCCAGTCTTCCTTCGTCCACTTATCAAGGGACTTCTGTGAAGCTTTTTTGCGCTCCCTCTTCTGTTTAACTTTACGGAGGAGTCTTTCTGTCAAAGTCCTAGCCATTACTTATAACCTCCTCCAGCTTTCTTATACTCACGAGCTAACAACTGGGCTTTGCGAGCGGACCATTGCCCAGCCTTACCACCTTTAGTCCCCGCCAGTATTCGCTCAAACAAACGCTTACGCATCGACGGTTGTGTGTAGTTACCGGCTTCGTTGACTCTAGATTTTTTCTTCATTACCATTTAACCTTATCAGCCCAATAAGCGGCGGACATCTTACCTTTGGCGATGTTCTTTCTATGCCGCGCTTTAAAAGACTTACGTTTGTTGCGCATACGCTCGGACTCGCCCTTCTTTGGTTTACCCGCAGTTTTTGCACCCTGTTCCCCGAAGCGTATGGTTTTCACCTTGTTACCCTCTTTAGCGACAACTATATGGCTTTTGGTCGGGTGGTTCGGTGTCCGTTTAGGTTTGTTGAAACCGGACACACCGGCTCGGAGCAAACGGTTACGTAGAGCCTTGGTTGAGGACATATTGTATTATACGCCCAACAAAGGAGTAGTCAATCTAGCGGGGATGAGGCAAAAAGTTTATCCAGATCATATATAACTAGTTGTAACTTACAACTAGCTATTGTCTATATCAGAGAACTTTTTAACTCAACTGACGGGTTTTGACTCCGCCTTCCGTTTATCGTAGTGCTCTTTCCTACGCTTCAGAATCTTCTCTTTGTTCCTTTGGTAGTATTCACTATTGTAATTTTTACGTTCGGTAAACTTACTTGGGTTCTCTAATTCCTCCAGCTTCCGCTTTCTGCGGATACGTTCTTTGTTTTTCTTGTAGTATTCTCGCTGGTATTCTTTGCGAGCTTCTTTGTTTCTGGTGTAGTAATCTTGTGTTTCCATTGAGTTAATAAAGGTAGTATTCAATATATTTTCGTGCAACTGCAATTTAGTCAAGTTTTTTCCTGTGCATACACATCTCTACATGGGAACGCCACAAAAAACAGCAACACCCCCCGTGGCGTGTCGTAAAAAAGTGCGTCCTTCGGACGGGGGTTGTTCGGTTGCTCCGCACCACCAATCCAGCGACCTGCGGTCGTCATGGTTCATGAATCATGCAACCTGCGGTTGAATAAAGGAATCGGGAATTGTTAACAATAGTTAAATATAAATGCTTCCTGAATTCTGAATCATGTTTCATTTTGCACGATGCCGGTATCATTTTTCCGGTGGTCGGTCTGGCGTTGGCACTGACTACCACCCTGCACCTTGTGCCCTGTATCCTGTAGAATTAATCAAGGTCATG